ATGGCAATACTTAGAAAGAATGACGTTGTAAAAGAACGTCCAGTAATCATTGTTCTGTATGGAACCCCTGGTACAGGCAAGACATCGCTGGCTACAACAGCAGAGAGTCCTATGTTGATAGACACTGACCGAGGTTTTGACAGAGCCGTACAGCGTCCTGACATTGTTGTTACAGCCTCACAGTGGGAAGACATATACAATGAGGAAATCATTGGCAAGTACGTCATTGAGAACGGTGTGCAGGTTTGGAGACCAGGACTTATCTCAGAGTGCAAAACTATTGTTGTTGATACAGCAAAGGCTATGCTTGATGACTATCTCAGCGCATACGCTGTCAAGATGGACTACAAGCTGGAGAAGAACACCCTTAAACGCTATGGCTTTATGGGAGAGTTGTTCAAACATTTTGTAAGTGTCCTTCGTGCCAATGAGTCTGACATAGTATTCATTTGTCATGACAAGGAGAACACAGAAGGAGATATTACAAAACATTCTCCAGACTGTACAGGCCAGTCAAAGGACTTGCTTATACGCATTGCAGACCAAGTAGGCTATATCTGCAAGGAAAACAATAACCGTGTAATAAAGTTTGAGCCTACAGACAATCGTGTTGGAAAGAATGTGGCCGAAATTCCAGACACATGGATTCCCAATTACGGAACAGCTGAATTCGAAACTTGTATGGCAGACATCATCAAACGTGTCAAGAAAGCTATTGTATCAAAATCTGATGCACAGGTGAAGGCACAAAAAGACGTTGAAGAAGCTCGCAAGATGCTTGCTGATGTGAATACTGCAAAGGAAGCCAATGACCTTATAGATGTGGCCCACAGTCTTGCAAAGATCCACCAAAAGGCCTTCATGAATCAAATGATAAAAGATTTGGCTGAAAAAAACATCGTCTTTGACAAGTCAACAAAAAAATTTGTTAAGAATGAAGAAGCCGCAAGTTCGAGTGACGTTGCTTGAAAGCTTTCGACGTTATATGTCAGGAAATTACGTTTATGTGGACGAACAGAGCGTTGTTGACAATATAACAAAGAAGTTTGAAGGAAATGACTACACGCGTATAGGTACTGCCTTTCACTCTATTGTTGAGACAGGCAGGCCTGTATGCGAGGTCGTTCCTGAAGGAGAACGGCATTTCACCTATTATAATAAAGATAAGGTCGAACCTGTTCCATGTGGAAGAAGGTTTGTCTATGATGGTGGTGAAGCTATCCTTGACGTTAGCCAATGCAAGGTTGCTCTTGAATATAGGAATGAGCACATAAACGCTTTTCATGAAGTCAGAGAATACAAAGATTTTGAAAGGGCTGTTGTTACCGGGTGCGCAGATATGATCGATGGCGTAGAGATAAGAGATATAAAGACAAAGTATAGCGCTGTTTCTGCTGATGATTATATAGACAGTTGTCAGTGGAGATACTACCTTGAACTTTTTGAAGCAGACACCTTTCACTTTGATCTATTTGTCTTTGAGGGTTACAATAAGGATAAGCACAAAGGAGATGTTCGTGGGTTAAAATTATCCCGTATAAATCCGCCTATCACATGCTACAGATACCCGCAAATGGAGAATGACAATAAGGCTTTACTTAACAGCTTCATGGATTGGGTTGAGTATAAAAACTTACTTAGTTATTTACCAACAATAGATATAGATGACTAACATAATTACTGGAAAAATCTTGGCAATCGGCGATATGGAGTCGATACCAAACAAGAGTGGAGACAAAGTATTCAAAAAAAGGATATTGGTCTTGAACTGTACACGTTCAAACTTTGGGGAGGTTTTTGAAAATTACCCCAGTTTTGAATTTGCAGGAAAACATGTAGATGACCCAACAGCATTCAAAGTTGGTGATATTGTTACGGTGTCGTTCTTTGTACAAGGCAATAGATATAAAAAAGAAAATCAGCCTGAAAAATTCTTTAATACAATTGTCGGGTACAAGATAGAATATTACCGTACAGGAACCAATCAGAGCACAGGGTCTCAGCAAACTATACAGACAGATCAACAGTCTGAAAAAGAAGACCTTCCGTTCTAATGATATTCAATCTTAATAACGAAGTTGATAGAGTGCGCTATAAGGAGTTTTGTAATACACTTTATAGTGATGCACAAAAGACAGGCAATGCTTTTATTGTTGAAGTCAAGAAGAAGCATCGTCCGAGGTCTATTGCGCAAAACAGTTATCTTCATGTATGTCTAGCTTATTTTGCCTCTGAGTTTGGATATAATCTCGAAGAGGTCAAGTATAACATCTTTAAGAAGATTGTAAATCAAGACATCTTCGCAAAACAAAGAGTTAGCAAGCGTGGACTGACTGTTACTTATTGGCGTAGTACCACAGATTTAGATGTTAAAGAACTGACTGACGCAATAGAAAGATTTAGAAACTATTCAGCAATGGTTGCAGGATTATATATTCCTGAACCAAATGAGGAAAGAGCTTTATTAGAGGCTCAAAAACAGATAGCATTATACGAAAAATACTTATAAATATGAAAGCAGATTTGAAAAATTACACTCCTCAAAATGTGGAGTACATCATTGATGAAGATGCAAAGGAACTATTTCCTTTAAGTCTAGACTTTTCTTCTCTTGAAGAAGAGAAACTTGATGGCGAAAAGCCTATAACAAATAAGCGCGAAGCCTTGAAGTTCGTTGGCAAGATGTTTACTGCAACATTTCCTGACAACGAGCTTGTAACTCGCTATCTCGATGACTTCGAGAAGCGTAATATTCGTGAAGAGTATTGTACGCTTGAAGAGAATGATGTTCCAAAGCGCAAACTTGAGTTAGAGATTGCTATCGAAAAGGCAAAAAAGATGAAAAAAGACGCCGAGGAGGCTTACGCGTCCGTACTCATGGAGGTTGCCAAATATGCAGCAGAAGTCAAACTCGGCACTGTTGATGTAAGACTTAAAGCTAAAGATACTTTTTGCATCGCTCTGGCCGGCTACTATCTCGTTTATGTATGGGATAATACAAAAGAATGTTTTGTGCTTGCCAAAGCCTATGAAATACCTGACAAAACAGAGTTCTGGGCAAGTGATGAAAAGAACCGAAATGCCATGAAGGAACTGTTCGGTTTGGAATTTCCTGAAATAGAGCAGACAAGTGAAACCTCACAGGAAGAAGTTGAAGATAATACAGAAGATGACGACTTGCCCTTTGGAGAGTAATGTATAATTTAAGGTATTATCAAAAAGAAGCGAGTGATGCTGCCGTAAAGTTGTTTACAGGCAAGACTGACAAGAACGGTTTGATTGTAATTCCGACTGGCGGTGGCAAATCACTCATTCTTGCAGATATAGCCTCTCGGCTTGAAGGGCCTTTACTGGTCTTTCAGCCGAGCAAGGAAATATTGCAACAAAATTTCGCGAAGCTGCAGAGCTATGGAATAATTGACTGTGGGTGCTATAGCGCATCCGTTGGGTGCAAAGATATCAATCGCATAACATTTGCTACTATAGGAAGCGTTATGAACCACATGAGCGATTTTGACTGTTTTAAGAATATCATAGTCGACGAAGCCCATTATGTCAATTCTAAAGCCGGACAATACAAACAGTTTATTGAGGCAAAAAACAGGCAAGTTGTAGGACTGACAGCCACCCCATATAGACTTGATAAGTGTACTGGTGGTTCTATGCTAAAATTTCTCACACGCACACGCCCAAGAATATTCTCAAAGGTAATATATTGTTGTCAAATAGGAGAGCTGCTATCCAAAGGTTTTCTTGCGACATTGAATTATTACGATTTGACAATGATTGATTTGCGTCGTGTAAGAAGCAATTCTACAGGTGCAGACTACGAAGAAAAAAGCCTAATTGCCGAATATGAGAGAAGCGGGTTTTATGACAAGTTGTCGAATACTGTTGTGAAGGTAATGCACCCTAAAAATGGCATACCACGCAAAGGTATTTTGGTATTTACAGCATTTAGAAAAGAATCTGAAGTTCTCATAAACAAACTTCAGTCATTGGGCATAAAAGCAGAGATAGTAACTTGTGACACCCCGAAGAAAGAGCGCGAAAGTATTCTTGACAAATTCAAGAGGGGAGAGATAAAGGTTGTAAGTAATTGCGGCACCCTCACAACAGGGTTTGACTATCCCGAATTGGATACTATAATTTTGGCAAGACCGACTAAATCACTTGCACTCTACTATCAAATGGTAGGACGTGCAATAAGGCCTTCAACAGGTAAAGAAGGATGGATTGTTGATCTTGCAGGTAATTATAGACGTTTTGGGAATGTGGCCGACTTATATATAGCAAAGCCGCCCGGGACTACAAGATGGGATGTTTATTCAAGAGGAAGACAATTAACAAGCACAATGTTATGATAATAAAATATAATATATATGAGTCCGTGTTGGGTGTTGATTATGTCACCCCATGCCCGTTTGGACAAAAAGGCAGGTACACTCATGAGTTAATCAATGTAGGTAGTAATGCCTGTTGTAGATGCCAGTACCATACTGACAAAAATACAGAATGTGTTAAATGTAAATATGACAAGAAAGATGTTACCATTTTACCGAAAGAAAAAGAAATCTTCATCAACAAAAAAGAGTGGCGGCACTGATTTAGTGAAGAAACTTGACAAAATCTTTGCTTATTATATTCGCCTTAGAGACATTATGCCAAATGGCATGGGAAAATGTATCAGTTGCGGGAAAATAAAGCCGTACAGGGAAATTGACTGCGGTCATTTCTTTGGCCGTTCCAACATGGCTACACGTTTTGATGAAGACAACTGTAATGGTGAGTGCAGATGGTGTAATAGGGTCTCGTCTGATCATCTAATATTTTATCAAGAGAACTTAATAAAGAAGATTGGTATTGCTCGTTTCTCGTCACTACGCGTAAAAGCACATTCAACAAAAAAATGGGAGGCATACGAGCTTCAAAGAATGATAGATTACTATACTAAAGAAGTAAAAAGATTAAGCTATGAAAAAGGAATTCATGTTACCATATAAAACGAAAAGTCCGCTGTTTCACAACAGCGGACATGTTAAACCAATTAATTCATTAAAGATAATGAATGTGGCTACAAATTTATAAAAATAAATTTGAATAAGCAAATGTTTTATCTTATTATGAACGCCTTCATAACAACAATTGCGTGAAAAATATAAGTGTATAATGCAAAAATACAAAAAAGAAATCACTTATGCAAATATATCCATTATTACATACTTTGATTTTAGTATATTTAACTATAAATGTTTGTACGTTTGTATATTATTCTGTAACTTTGCTTATAGAAAATATAAATGTATGACACAAGATTTACTACATATAATATTGGACCGAGTAAAATCCCAAACTGTTAGGATTTGTAATCAATGATGTATCCTCCAGCAACAATTATAAATAATATGAGAAAGGTTGATTATTCAAAATTGCTTAGAGCCTTTTGGGAAAAGAGGTTAGTTTGCCCGCTGACAAGTTGCGAAGCAGATTTTTATTTTTATCTGCTGAAACAATGCGACTTGGGTAACTGGGCAAATCCATTCAAATTGCCAACGAAGAAGTGTGAGATTGAACTTGACTTCAGTAGGAAAACAATTAGTAATGTCAGAAACTCTTTGCGTCAGAAAGGATTTATCCATTTTAAACCGAGTAAAGCCAGAGGAGAAATTGCTGAATATGAAATTATTGGTCTTGATGCGTTTCTTATAGAAACACAAAAGGAAACGCAAATAGATACACAAAAGGAAACGCAAATAGATACACAAAAGGGTACACAGACAGAAAGAAAAAAAGAAGACATTCCCCCCACACCCCCTATAGAAGAAAAAAAGAAAGATGTGTCTTATCAGACGGATAGCGGTTCTTCGACCGCTGGGACTTTACATCAACGCTGCCGAAAGTTTTTTGAAACCTACACGTCTGAACGCTACCCTGAGGAGTATTACTGGACGGCGAAGGATGCAGGACAATTGAGAACCCTCCTAAATGCCATCAGATTTACGCGTAAAAGCCATAAGGCGCCGGATGGACGTGCAGACCCTCGTCCTGTAGACGATGACAGCATGTTCAGTGCATTTAAGGCGTTTGTGGAGTATGCTTATAATCAAGGCGATACTTGGCTGCTAGGTAATTTCACAATACCAAACCTGAGTTCAAGATATAATTCATTACGTCAAACAAAAAACAGAACAGAGATAAATGGAACACAACGAAGAAAAGAATCCGGCGTGCCAATCTATGCAAGCAAGGACGAATATGACAAGGGGTTTACGTCTCCCACTAAGCGGTAAGGATGTAAAAAACTTAATTTACGGCTTCTACAAAAGGGAAGTTGAAGATAGAAAACGTGCCTTCAGGTTTACAGAAGAATTGCGCAGTAATATTTCTCGCATAGGTGATTTTCTCACAACCGAGGATAATTATTACGGTCTCTTCATTCCGGGTACAGTCGGTAATGGCAAGACTACAATGATGCGAGCAATAAAAGATTTGTTTGTCTATTTGATAGACCGAGAAATGATAACTTATTGCGAGGGAGACAAATATCCTACATTTCTCACGGCGAGAGAACTGGCAGAATTGTCTACTGACAGAAATTATTTTCGCGTTATAAAGAGCACGAAATATCTCTTCATAGACGATTTAGGGGCAGAGCCTGTAGAAATTTCACATTATGGAAATTTCATCTATCCGTACATTGATATTCTCGAGTATCGCTATGATAGGCTATTGCCAACATTCATTTCCTCAAATTTCAGCGCAAGCGATTTAGGGAACAAATATGAAAGTGAGCGCGTTACAGACAGAATGAAGGAAATGTTTCAGATAATCAGTTTTAAGGAGGAAAGCTTTAGATGAATACAGAAAACAGGAATGTCCCGCTCATTAGCGATATTGAAGAAGAGAAATTTGTTATAGGTTGCCTTTTAATTGACAAGACAGCCTACTCTATTGCGAGTCAGCATTTAGATGAGAAGTGCTTCTATAACGATAAATGCAAGATTATTTGGGCTGCAATCGATACAATGGGGAAAGATGGCACACCTATTGATTTGATAACTGTATCAGCAGAGTTATTAAAGAACAAGTCTAAAGTTTCTGCTATTGATCTTGTAGACATCACGGCAAAAGTGGCTTCTACCGTAGGCATGGAATATCATGTTTTGCGTCTTGTAGATTTGAGCCGACGTCGCCAAATGTGGCTTATAGGGCAGAAACTATCAAGCGTAGGACTATCAGAAGAGATTTCTACTTCAGAAGCTCATCAGCAAGCTATTGACGGTATTAACGAAGTTTTTGAAAAGGCAGAAGGAGTTTGTACTCTTAAAGACTCCATAGCAAGTTTAAATAGTATAATAACTTTAAATCAGCAGCATGGCGGTGTAACAACAGGTACAAAAACAGGTTTTGAGCAATTCGATTCCAAGGGAGGACTCCAAAAATCAGACTTGATAATAATCGCAGGTGAAACGTCCATGGGAAAAACAAGTCTTGCATTGACCATTACCCGTCATGCCATAGAGGACAATTCAAAAGTTGCCTTCTACTCAATGGAAATGACAAAAGAGCAATTGGCAGCTCGTATGATTTCTGCAAGAACAAGAATTCCTGCAAATGAAATTTTATATTCTGGAAACATTCCTTCTGAAGAATTAAGATTGATAGACAATGCTTGCGGAGAATTGCCAGGAAACAATCTATTTTTTGATGATAAGAGCACATCAAACATTGACTCAATTCTGATGTCAATACGAATGATGAAACTTAAATCAGACATAGATGGTGCAGTAGTTGATTACTTACAAATCCTTAATGTAAATTCAAAGAACACCAGCTTTAGTCGTGAACAAGCAATGGGCGATGCGGCACGCCGATTCAAGAATCTTGCAAAGGAACTTGGCATATGGATAATTGCACTAAGTCAGCTGTCGAGAGACAGCAACAACCCAGAACCGAACCTTAACCGTCTCCGAGATAGTGGGCAGATAGGAGAGGCTGCTGACGTTGTAATGCTTATATATCGTCCAGAATATTATAACAGAAGCTATCCTGCACCATATGACAATAGAGAAGAATATCCTATAGAAGGCACAGCTATGATAGATGTTGCAAAAGGAAGAAACATAGGAACCTTTAAATTCTTCTTAGGTTTTGACAAAAAAACAACTAATTTTTACAGAACAGATGCTATATCATCTTATACTCCGTTAACAGATGTAGCCGATTCAGTAGAAGAAGATGCACCATTCTGAGTATCAGTGACTTACAGAGTTTATATTTAGTATTTTTAACTAATTTATTCTTTGGTATATTTGCATATATACGGATTTATTAGTATCTTTGCATATAGAAATAAGGGAGGTAGATTTGATTAGTCAAGCCATCCTAACAAGTTAAACCATTAAAAATTAAAGATTATGAAAGCGATTAAAGTTGAGATGAACGAACTACAAGAACTTGAGAGAAGGATATATGCCACTAAAGAAATACTCTTGTGCGAGTACGAATATTATTACGGCAATAGAAAAGATGAAACCGTGGAATTCGTCTACTACAACACTAAGAGCGACAGAACTTTTGTTAAGGAGTTTACATACAAACTCGCCCTGTCGCTCGCACGTTCACGAAGTCGTGATGGAAGATACAAGAATTTCGAATTCTGGATAAGAGACAAGCGCAGCTAAATTAACCGTGAGCTATATATGATTTTTCAAACCAATTAAATACAGAAAAAATGACAAAGCAAGAAGAAATTAAGGTGTTACAATCGCTGAAAGGCGATACCTACTTTGCACAGAAATTTGGTTCCGATATAGATCAAATGTGTGAAAACATAAAAAACGACTTTCCAATAGAGATGGGATGTATATTTATGACAGAAACAGAAGCCCTGAAGAAAACTCTCGCTGAAACAAAAAAGAATGCAGATGAGAACCTCTTGGCATTTGCGCAAGAGATAATTCTTAACATATGCAACTATGACGACGATGAAGTTTATAAAACAGTCAAATCATACATTGGCATAGAAGCGGTTATCAAATACAAATATTCACAAGACATAGAACTTAATGAAGAAGAGATAAAATATCTTGTCGGCAAACTTAAATAAGTATTATCCGCTGGGACAGAAACCACTCGGAGCGACACCGACAGCGGAACAAAGGCCTCATTAGCCATAGGGTAGTCTTACAGATTTGCGGTAACATCTGACCTTTGAGCCGTTTCCTACCCTCAAACAAAAAGAAAGGACTGAAAGCGGAAGTGGTGAGGTGAACACGAAACACAGCATGGAAAGGGATGCTTAATTCCCACCCGTCAGAGCGTAGGAAAGACGTAAAATAATACGCACGGGTGTCGGACGGTTAAATCGGCACGTTGGAATTAACGTTAAGGGAAGATGACAACTTAAATATACATAGTCCGTTGGGCGAAAACGTTAAGCGCATTTAAATATTCACTTAAAACATATACAAAATGAAAATAGCATCAATAACCGTAGAAATCGGAACTATTTACAACGGCAATATAGTGAAAAACAAAGTCACATTGCAAATACCGAGAGAGGCAGCGACGATAATAAGCGAGGCTTGGAATACCGATGGGCTGCCGCAGCGCGAAGCTATTGTGGCGCACAATCTTTTAGGCAACCAGTTCGCGCACTGCGACCTTGTAATTGATAACGGCATCGCCGGAGGTATGCTTAACATGGTAAAAGAAAACACTGACGACGAAAAGTATTTCAGTGTGGAAGAATACGAAAAGGAGGAGTAAATGGTGGCGTTGAACATTAACACACATTACAACTGTGAAACGTGTGAAGCAGCTGACAAATACGGCAGAGGGTGCAAACACGGACTTATGATTCCCGTCCTGTTGACCATGACGAAAGCTAACAATTGCCCAAATTATAAATTCAAAAATAAAGAATAGCATGATAGAAATACCAAAAACAAATGTCCGTGAGCAGCAAGAGAATGAACTTGCATCATGGGTGCTCGAGAAGCTGAAAACAAGAAATGCTGTACAAATATTACAGCGAACGGATGGCTGCTGCGCTGGAAACTGGGTAGGCAGTTTGCCGAATGAAAAGTGGCATACATCATCTTTCGAAGCCGTGGAGAACGTTGTGCGTGCATTTCGTCAAAAAGGATATGCTGTTACCGAGTATTGCTCGATGCGCTACCCGAGTGCGTATATAAACTTTAGAAAATAATAATATGACTACAACCATACAACAAGAAGTACCTACATTATCATCCGTCTACATTGTCGTTGGCGAGTCTTACGACCAGATGGAAGACAACGAAAAGGATGTAATAAATATCCGACATGGTATTCTTCGCATCTTTGCAAACAAGGATGACGTAAAGGCTTACATGCAAAAGTATTTTAATGAAGACTTCCCCGACGATGCGACATTCCGCATGTGCGAAAACAAAAAAGATTTTTACAAAGCGGAGATAGACATGAAATCACGGAATAATATAAAAGGTGCTGTTTCGTTTGAAGGCAGTCTTGAAGGTCGCGTCTACAAACTAAACATCAAAGCGTACAAGGTTGATATTACGATTGGCGTGGATGGGCTTATTGGTGACGATGATCTATATGATGCTTTATATGGATAAAAAAATATACCCACAAGACCTTTTGGGTACATTCGTTACCACTCAAAAGAAAAGGTTATCAGCCGATGAGGAAAGTGTTATTAGGAAAACAATGCGTATTATTGGTAGAGAAAACGAAAGATACGCAGAGTTGCACCTATAAAGCAAGAAAAGAAACCTTCGATTATGTAATATACAATTCAAGAAATGAAAGCAATGCATGACATTGTGTCTGCTATCCTTTGCAACATGCATTTTAAAGGCTCTATGCGAATATCAAAAGTCTACGACATAGACGAATTTGATATAGCTATGATGGAAAAATGGAGTGTATATTGGCAAGAGACTATTGATATTATGGAAAATAAATAAAAAGAAAAAAATGAGCAATGTATGTAACAACTGTATCAACTGCAACTGCATGAAATGCCCGATATTTTCACATGAAGTATATGAAGAATTAGGGTATTACGAGACAGACGAGACAGACGAAGAATAGTTTAACCAGGAGGTTAGTCCTCCACAATACGCAATAACAATGAGACAATCAGTATTAGCAATCAAAGACCTTGCCAATAGAGCAGGGCAGGGTATCAGCATGAACCCGGAACGCATGGGCGCAGACCTTTTGCAAGAGTGTGAATGTGGCTTGAACGCTTTTTTGGCACAAATCCCCGAAGAGCTGCAAGACGAGTATGAGAAACGATATATCGCTAAGTATAGCGAGTGGCTGCACGCTATGAAGAAGAAACCGCAAGGCGCAATGAGGAACAACGTAAAGAAGCGCAGGGCCTTGCCGACTTATATGAAAGAATGCGAAAACGCTATTTTGACATAGATATGACGGATGGACTTATACATATACAAGTATTGAGGTCAGTCGAAGATTTTTACGAAGAAGGAAAGGCTATGTGTCATTGCGTTTTCTCAAATAGGTATTATGATGTAAAGCAAAAGCCGAATTGCCTTATTCTATCTGCCAAGGTGAATGGAGAGCGTACAGAGACTATAGAGGTAGATTTGCTTTCGTTCACGGTTGTTCAATGTCGCGAAAAACACAATTTGGATAGCCACTACCACAAACAGATATTAAATCTGATAAATTCCAACTTATGGCAGATACAACAAGTGAATAAGCGCATTGCAAGCGCAGGATAATGTTTGGTATTTTTAACCTTTTTATCCGTTGGTATATTTGCATATTTACAAATATATTCGTACCTTTGTATATAGAAAGACGAAAGCCTTCTAACGAGTTAAACCATAAAATTAAAGAGAATGAAGAAGATAGTTTACGGATATTCCAAGTGTCTGTCAATTGCTAAAATATTGAGCAAAATAAACGAGACAATGACATTTGAAATGAAAAACGGCTCAGCCGTAAAAATGAAACTCGCCACTTATGGCACATTGTGAATTTTAATATATTGACGGATTTAAGTTAATATATTGTTAAATATTAGCATATAATATCGTATATATCAAAATTAATTACTATTTTTGCAATCAAATGATATACGACTATGACAAATTAAGAGAGTACGTCAAACGATGTAAATGGTGTTGGGCTCAGTCGATGATAGAAGTCCCACATGAATATATTCATCGTGACAAGTGCGCTTTAACACGCGAAGAGTTCTATTATTTCGTTAGCGCCCAGCGTGAGAATGGAATACCAGAACGATGGGGTAAATATAATTTCCCATATCTTTACTTAGATGGGTATAAGTATTGGACAATGGGAGACCCATTTGAAACCACTTGGATTTTAAACCGCCAGAAGGTTTTCAACGAATTTGATTTTCTTGACTGGCCGATTCCGAGACTTCACACAAATCAAGAAATGGATGTGATGGCGAAAACCATTTTATATTCATTTAAAGACAAGAAAGTTTTTGAGGCAGGTATAGGAAATGGAGATTTTGTGAAGTTGTCTAAAATCCGACCGGAAATGTACTATGGAGTTGACCCTAGCAAAAAGTCTATAACACAGTTCCGTACTAACGCACTCGGGTTTTACAGAAGATGCTCTACAAAATCATTCGAGGAATCAATCAACAAATGGCTTGCTGCTGATAGTGTGGTGATCTCTCTGTTTGGTACAGCTTCGTATTTCATGCACCAATATTTGGAGAAACTTGGTGAGAGTGGTCTTGATTACTGTTTGATGTTCTATCGAGAGGATTTTAATCCAGATGAGTTCCGAGATATGCATTATTTCAAATATGACAGAGTTCAGTTGAAATCAATGTTTCCCGGTTGTAATCTCTATAATCACCAGAAATATATAACTATATCAAGTAAGAAATTGATTTGGCAACAGCCAACGGTAGAAAATGAATTATTCCCAGTATGATGACATAGCAGTCAAGTACGACGACCTCTTTCGTGATGAAAGTAGTTTAGTTGAGAACCGTGAGGTGGGGGCAATGCTTCCACCTCTCAACGGTTCAATTTTAGACATTGGTTGTGGAACTGGATTGCTAACAGAGGTCTACAATATAGACCCACAAAATTATTTGGGTATTGATCCAAGCAAAGGAATGTTATCCCAGTTTAGGAACAAACATCCAGAGTTCACAAAGCGTTTGATAAATGAACCTTTCACTGGTAAGAATATCGACTGTAGTAAGTTTGATAATATTATTGCCATGTTTGGGTCTCCATCATATTTATCTGGTTATGCATTGCTGACAATATCAAAAAGTAAGGCGCGTAAGTTTTTGATGTTCTACAAGGAGAACTATCATCCAGTAACATATGAAAGGTGCGAGGTCGAATTCTTACATAATGTATATTCGAAGAAATCGCTAGAAAATTTATTTGGAGCAGAAAACATATCAGAATATCATAACTATATAATAGTAAATAGCCAATGAAACAGAAAGGGTTGCGTTATGATGGCAGTATTGACAAATACCCCATAACAGAAGGAGAAACTTACATATTAGACAATGGCAGCAAAATAGCCATTGCCGATATTACTTTAGGGCTTCCCGAATTTTCGAAAAAAGCAGATTGTGTATTTATTGACCCTGCTGGAAACAAAGGTGTACTAAAGGCATATTACACAAAGGCCGAGAAAGAATGCCCTGTACAAAGTTTTGACGAATTTATAACATACATAAAAAATTGTATTGAGCAGATAAATCCGGATAGACTTTTTGTAGAGTGCTTTGCTCGCAACAAAAACCAGGTTGTTCCAATGGTTGAATCTCTGTTCCCTTGTGTCAAGATTTATAACAACACATACTACCACAGTCCTAAAAATGTTTGCTGGATAGTGCAAGGAACGAAACAGCCCGAGGATTGGAAACTTGAAGGCATGGATGAATGGGAAGCCGTTTTCAAGATATGTAAAGATGTTCCTTTCAAAGCCATAACAGACTTCTTCTTGGGACAAGGGCTCGTTGCTGAGGCAGCTTTTAATGCCGGTAAGGTATTTTATGGAAGTGACATGAATCGCAATAGACTTGCCGTTGCTATAAACCGTATAGCAAAACGTGGAGGAGATTGGACAATAAACAAATAAAAATCCTATGATAAAGCTATCGCAAATTATTATTCTTAACGTTCCCAAAAGAGAACGTGAGGGCAAGTATCTAAAAAAACTCATAGAGACAAGTGCTAAGCCTTTTGGTATAGAGGTAAGCATTTCCATGGATAGAGGTTTAGGTTTGTGGGATAATTACTCAAGAGCGCTAACGCAGGATGTAGCCGAGGGAACGCACAGAATGATTATCCATGATGATATTTCTTTTGACAGAAACATCCTTGAGAAAATACTTTACATTCTTTCTCATGCCCCTGAGCACAATGTTATCAGTTTTTACAATCCAACCAATGGCGATTACACGGACTGCTTTGATAAAGGCAAGCATGTAATCTCAACTAAGACAAACTTTTGGCTTCAAGCAAGTGTTTACCCAAACGACTTGGCAAAGGACTTCGTTGAGACTTCTAACAAGATGACCGACGACCAAACCCGATATGACGACTCGCGACTTAAAGCATACTTGCAGGCGAAAGGAACGTGTCTATATGCTATCGTTCCCGGTTTGGTTCAGCATTTTGGTGCATACAGAAGCACATTTGGGAACCCCGGTTCCGTCGGAGGAATACAGCGATACAGCAACACATATAACAACCAGTTAGATGTAAAGACTATCAATTGGGAAGAGGAATTTAAAACTCCATATTTCGCAAAATCAAGCAAAGATTGGGTCAAAGAAATAGTCAATAAAGAATTTTTCGATGAATACAAAAAGCTCTAAAGAAAATCTCGCATTAAAACTAGCGAAAGACAATATAGAAGTTGAGCAGATGAAGCCACTGCATATTGACTACGTTAAGGTTGATGACATTTACCCAAATGACTACAACCCAAACACTCATGACGCAGATAGTTTTGACCTGCTCGTAAAGTCGTTGCTTTATTTTGGTTTTACCCAGCCAATTGTTGTTAATCGCTCTACAATGCAGATTGTGGATGGAGAAAATCGCTATAGAGCAGCTTGCGTTATTGGATATGAAATGGTTCCTGTTTGTTTAGTTGACTTCGATGAAGAAAAACTTAAATATGCGACTATTATGCACAATGCTGCACGTGGCCATAATAATAACGAAATGATGACAAAGTTAAAAGATTACTTGGACACCCATTTCGAAAACTCCAGTGACAAAGTACTATTAAATAACAGGAAGAAGAAATGATATTTTATAGTGACAAGAATGTTTATGAAGCAGCTCTTGATAGATTTAGATACATCTTTAAAGAGTTTTATGGAAAACGCAAGATTATTGTAACAATGTCTGGCGGTAAGGATTCGACTGTAGTGCTAAATCTCGCCCATGAGGTTATGCAAGAAATGGGAATAGAAAAAATACCAGTTCTTTTCTTAGACCAAGAGGCAGAGACTCCTATGACTATAGAGTACATACGATACATCATGCACTTGCCGTGGGTTGAGCCGTATTGGATTCAATCATACTTCCAGGAATGGAATGCCTCAAAGGGAGAATGGTTCAATGTATGGGGGCCTGGAGAAAAATGGATTCGTGAGAAAGAACCGGATTCATATGGTGATTTAGAAATTCCGCACAATCAGTATTTCTCCAAGACCCTTGATCAGGTACACAAAATGCTCTTCGGCAAAGACTACCTAACTTTGGGCGGTGTCCGTATCGAGGAGTCGCCGGCACGACTATCGGGTCTTACTAGAGGCGAGTGCCTTCCAGGTATTACATGGGGAGGTGGTGGCGGATATTATAAAGACGGCACACCGAGAAGTCTTGTACTCTACCCTATTTGGGATTGGAAGGTTCATGATGTATGGTATTACATCTTCAGCAACAAGCTTCCGTACTGCAAGCTCTATAACTATCAGTTCACGCAGAATCCACTCAGAGCGTGCCGAGTAAGTTCCCTTATTCATGAGCAGGCTATCCACGACTTAGGTTTCATCAAGGAAGTTGATCCATGGTTCTATGATAAGCTAGTGCGAAGGGTAGCTAACGTCAATACGTCAGTACACGTCTTTAATGAAGTGGCAACATACTGCTACAATTTACCACCTTATTTCAAGGATTGGGATGAATACGTTGACTATCTGGCAGACAATCTTTGTGAAGACAATAAGAATGCGGAGACTATCAAGAAAGGCTACCGTTCTGCCAAGAAGAGAAATGTAGCTAAAGCAGGTCATTGCCAAGAGTGTATTGATTACGTAATACATCAGATTGGTTATACCAGTGCTGTCTGCGTCATTGCAGAAGATTTCGGTATGAAGCGCATTCAGAGCGTAGAGCGTTCTTTGCGTCAGTATTTGAGCGACAATTATGTTAAAATAGAAAAAGCTAATAAGGAATATGAATCTTCAAGAGAACATCAAGAAGGAGTTTGATGCTGCCAAGGATAAGGTGCAGTTTTTGAACGACCTCAGAAAGTATATCAGTTCCTTATCTCCGGAGAAAGTCAATCCTGTAGATTGCGTGCTTTGGGTTGACAAAGATATGGTTGTAGCCAACAACTATAACCCTAACCATGTGGCTGATAAGGAAATGCGCCTTCTCTATACATCCGTTAGGGAAGACGGTTACACAATGCCTATCGTTACCATTTGGGACGAGAAGCTGCAGAAGTATGTAATCATCGACGGTTTCCACAGAAACCTCGTTATCCGCAAGTTCGCGGACATTAATGAGCGATGTGGCGGAAAGTTGCCGATCGTAGTCCTAGACAAGGATATCGACCAGCGTATGGCATCAACCGTAAGACACAATCGTGCCCGTGGAAGCCATTCTGTCGATGGAATGGTAAACATCGTTTTCAATATGCTCAGAGACGGTGTGTCTGAGCGTGAGATTTGCGAAAAGGTAGGGCTGGAACAGAAAGAGCTTGTAAAGCTTAAGTTTGTTACCGGGTTCGCCAAGATTTTCAAGGGCTATAAGTATAATTCGTCTATCGAAAGGGTTGTCGACGAGAGACGCGTAGCAAGAGAGACAGCCAAGAAGAAGGAGGATAAGAAATGAAAGTAAAGTCAGTTAAGCTCAGTGAAATCTTTCCTTACTATGATAACCCTCGTGACAACACGAATGCGGTTGAGCCTACTAAGGAGAGTATCAAACGTTTTGGATTCGTTAAGCCTATCCTCGTTGATAAGGCAGGTGTAATCATTGCCGGTCACACAAGATACGTGGCTGCTTATCAGTTGGGCATGGAGTTCGTTCCTGTCGTTTACTCGGATATGGACGATGAAATGGCAAAGAAGTACCGAATCCTCGATAACAAGTTGGCAGAGAAGTCTTCCTTTGATGAAGACCAGCTTTTGGAGGAATTGCGCAACATGGAGGTACCTACCGATATGCAGGCATTCTTCTTTGAGGACATCAATCAGATGCTTAACTTCTCCCTCGACAGCATCAACCAGCAGGCAGAAGAGTATGGCGGTTTCCAGGATGACTATTCTCAGGTAGAAGAGGAGAACTTCGAGGCGCCAACCAATGAAGAGGCTTGCGAAAGCGATGAAGCTCCTTCCGATGAGGAAGACCCTGCCAAGGATTTGTTCGTTCTCAAAGAGCGCGAGGACGGTTCACATTATATGAAAGTCGTTTGCCCATATTGCGGAAATATGGAAACAATAGAATTTGAGGATTAACAGGTATGGAAGAGATTAAGATTAATGACAAGGTAATTGAGTTACCTATTGACAGTATTGTGCCTCATGACGGTTCACACAAGACCGACGAGACGGCGGTACAGGCAATCATGCAGTCCATCAAGGATTTCGGAATCACTCAGCCTATTTCCGTTGACAAGAACAACGTGATTGTAACCGGTAACGGTGTGTATAAGGCAGCTAAGGCGTTGGGAATGGATAAGGTTCCCTGCATCCGTGTTGACTATCTGACTGACGAGCAGATTAAGCAGTATAGAATTGCTGATGACAAGACGTCTGAGTTTGCCACTTGGAATGAGAAGAAGCTTCGCAAGGAGCTCTCCTATCTCGGTGATCCTAACAGCATTCAGTTTGCTTTCGATGAGAGCATTGCCGGTATGCTTGGACTCAACGCAAAGCCAAAGGAGCAGAAGCCTGCGGCCGTACCTTCTAAGGCAGAAACAAACCATACAGCGAAGAAGGTTGTAACGGAAGCCCAGAAGGACCAGAAGTTCAAGGAGGAAATGAAGGGCGTTGAGGAGAATATCCAGGTCAAGCCTTCAGAGTATTATGAGTATCATTGTTCCGCTTGCGGTAAACTAGTAAAAGTTAAGAAGCCATGACAGATGAATCATCACAGCCGAAAGTAAAGTCTTTCGTACATAGAATCCCTAATCCTGTAGGAAGACCATACAAGATTAAGTCTTCTCAGGAATTATGGGATAAGTTTGTAGCTTACTGTGATGATGTTGAAAATGACCCTTGGCAGCAAAAGACTGGTAGCAACTCCATTGCAGGCGGCAGCGGAAAATCCACAAATTCCATGAGACAAGAGGTTAGGGTTTTCAGAAGAGCCTACACCCTTGTCGGATTTTGTGCTTTCTGCGGCATTGTTCAGAAATGGGCGGATTTCAAGAGAGGTAATCTTAAGAGACCCGGATTTGAGCAGGTGATAACACAGATTGAGAATGTCGTAATGGCCCAGCAGATTGATGGCGCCATGCTTCATCAGTTTGATTCCTGCATTGTTGCAAGGCTCAACGGATTGGCAGACAAGCATATTCAAGAAGTAACTGGCAAGGATGGTGAAGACTTTAAGTTCCCTAAGCTGTCCTTGGATGATATTAAAGAATTGCAGAAGATAAATGGACTTTGAGAAACAACGTTTTCTTCATAAGCAGTTAGTGGCATCGTCCCTGCTGCAATTCACTACTAAGATGTTCGCCTATACTGCTCGACGTGAGTATGTAATAGGCGAACATCACAGGATTATATGTGATGCGCTCATGGATGTGATAATGGGAAAGACGAATAAGTTGATTATCAACATCAGCCCACGTTATGGAAAGACCCTCTTGTGTTCACAGATGTTCATTGCATATGGTCTTGCGCTGAACCCTGCTTCAAAGTTTCTGCACATATCCTATTCCGGAAGTCTCGTCCAGGACAACTCAATGGCAGTCAAGGACACGATAACTTCCACATATTTTCAAACACTATTCCCAAATGTCAAAATCAGAAAGAACGATAACACAAGATCAAAATGGAGCACAACGGCAGGTGGTGGTGAGTATGCTACATCTACCTTGGGTCAGATCACTGGTTTTGGTGCAGGTCAGCCAGACTGGACCGAAGAAGACATAAAGAACATGGATAAGTTTATGGCTACGTTTAATCCAGGTCACTTTTCGGGAGCCATAGTTATCGATGACCCTCTACGACCGGATGATGCTTTGTCAGATAACGTAAGAGAGTCTATCAACAGACGTTTCGAGACAACCATCCGTAACCGTGTAAACTCGCGTCACACGCCAATTATCATCGTCATGCAGAGGTTGCACGAGCACGACTTGTGTGGTTATCTGCAAGAGATAGAACCGAATGAATGGAAAGTGGTTTCCCTCCCGGTAATACAGACAGACGAAGAGGGAAATGAGAGAGCCTTGTGGCCGTGGAAGCATACGCTGGAGGAGCTGTACAAAATCAAGCACGCCAGCGAGTTCGTATTTGAGACACAGTACATGCAGAACCCTACCCCTATGGAAGGTCTTATGTACCATGCCTTCAGAACATACGATGAGCTGCCGGACAGAAGGTATGCTAGGATGATAGGCAACTACACAGACTCGGCAGATACCGGTTTCGACTTCCTTTGCTCTATATGCTTCGACGCACATGATGATGGCTACTATGTAACAGATGTGCTATACACAAAGCGTCCAATGGAGTTCACAGAGCCTGCTCAAGCCAATATGTTAAAACGCAATAAAACAGACATCTGCTTTGTAGAAAGCAATAACGGAGGTCGTTCTTTTGCTCGAAACGTAGAAAGACTTACAAAAGAGTATGGTAACCGTAAGACAAGATTTGTAACGTTTACTCAGTCTAAGAACAAACAGATACGAATATTCACACGTTCTAGTGAAGTAAATAACCGACTTGTCTTCCCCTCTAACTGGGAACAGCTATGGCCAGAGTTTGCGCATGATTTAAAAGCTTATCGCAAAGAGGGATATAACTCTCATGATGATGCACCAGATACAGCAACTGGTGTTATAGAGAAATGCGAAGAATGGCTAAACAATATTTCTGACGAACAGATTATAAGGGATTTCCAGTAACACAACAAAGTCGTATGGATTTATGCCGTACGGCTTATTCTTTTTTATGCTTTAGGTCACTCATCCCAATCATATAAACCATTGACAGAAAATGTATTATTTAGTATTTTTAACTAATTTATTCTTTGGTATATTTGCATATATGCGAATTTATTAGTATCTTTGCATATAGAAATAAGGGAGGTAGATTTGATTAATCAAGCACTCCTAACAAGTTAAACCATTAAAAATTAAAGATTATGAAAGCGATTAAAGTTGAGAACGCCCCTAAGTCAATGGTAATGATTTTGGTTGAGAATGATATAACATTCGCATACAACTGGGGAGACATTCTTTTGATGGGTACGAGCAACATAGATAAGTTCAAGGCTCGCATGATAAATATAGGTATGGCCCCTTTTGAGGTTGAGAGTCTTTCATGTAAGGTAGTTGAGCTTGACGACGCGAGCGAAATTTACGACTTCTAACACAATAACAAGGTACAACAATAATATTGAAGGCTACGAATTATGCAATCAGTAATCATAACGACAGATGGTCTACAAAAGAAAGTAGATCCTGCCAATGGAAAAGATTTCTCGCTTGAAGAACTAAACGTGATTGTAGGCGGGTATATAGAAATACTTCATATTGAAGACAAACTCCTTGTGTGTAACGAGGAAGGGAAACTTCAAAATCTTCAATACAATACCACAGCAACGTCTCTTATTAACGCAGCTGGCATAAAAGACTATATCGTAGGAAACGTATTATTTTGCGACAAAGATAAAATCAAATAACTATGACTAAAGAAGAATTGAAACAATACCTCATTGAAGAGGCTGAATATTCAGAAGCGAGAGTTAACAGTATGGATGCAAAAGAATTGTTCGACAAATATCTTCAGTGGAATGGCATCCATGGTTATACTGATGCTATTATTGATGCGTTCAAGGGAGCATTTGAAGACGAAATAGTATTAGATTGGACGGAGGATTAGATTATGGGACAGTTCAGTTGGTTTACGATGGACACGCACCATCGGATTGTGAATGACGAAGAATATACTGTTTATCTTACCGACGATAAAGGCAACAAATGGGAAGAACATTGTTATGAAGGCTATGGAGTATTTGGCGGTAAGGACTTTTATATTCTACTTGCCGAAATGAATGGTTATACCTATAAGTATTATAACGACAACAGTGGTGTGATAACTTACCCTGATGGTCACAAGGTCAGCACAGATAATGTGACAAATGACATTCGACAAATAGGAATTGAACTCGCATTCGGGGAAAACTCAGATGGGAACTGCAAATATCCATATGGGGACAACCCTAATATTAAATGGCCATCAATAACAGAGAGCGGTGTGTACATAGATGACATACCAACATCAGATCCAAATCAAGGATTTAGTGATTACGACAATGAAAAAGAGGAGGATTGGTTATGAAGCCGATGCTCGCTACAAAATATGACAAAGCACAGGTTAAATTCCCGTGCTTTGTTCAACCAAAGTACGACGGAGTTCGTTGTCTTCTTTATGAGGATAATGATGGATTTATACGCTTAATGTCAAGAGGTGGAAAAGAGTATGATGTTCCACAAATAAAAGAATGGGCTGAACATCACCGAAACCTTCTGCCTTTAGATGGTGAGATATACAGCCATAAAGAACTTACTTTCCAACAAATTTGTTCTGCAGTAAAATGTAAAACGGAACTTACAGCTAAGCTCAAAATGGTGGTCTACGACAAACCAGTCAAAGAGCAAGGGTTTGAAATGCGTTTCACCAATCTTCAATGTGAGATACCAGCAGATAAAACTATATGGCCTGTGTACCGATCAATGACATATATGTGTCATTCAGAAGAACAAATAAAAGAGTTGCATGATAAGTTTGTAAAACAAGGATATGAGGGTGCGATAATACGCAACATAGGACACGGTTATGTGGAAGGACGAAGTAACAACCTCATGAAGCTAAAAGTGTTTGATACAACTGAGTTTGAGGTTGTTGATGTGTTGGAAGCTGGAGGAAACGATGCTGGAACTGCTATATTCGTGCTCAAAGCTGAAAAATTCAACTTCTGCGCGCGTCCTACAGGCTCCAAGGAACTCCGTGCCAGGTATCTTAATGAGAGAAACAAGTTAATAGGAATGAAGGCTACCATACAGCACCAAGGATATACTGATGCGATGGTTCCTCGTTTTCCAGTAATGCTAAATATCAGAGACTATGAATGAAAGAATAGAAAATGTAGCCGAATTATGTGGTTGGAAAGTTTCCATTGATAATGGGAATTTTGAATTTGAACAAATGATAGGAACTAATGATTTTGTGTTTTCCATACAATGTGAAGAAAGAAAATTGCAATCATTTGTTATTCAATTAGAGAAATACCTAAAGAACTTTGATGTGGATTATGAAACCTCATTATGGATAGGAAAAGATGGGCATGGAGTAAACGGCGCACCATACCATATAAAGGACATCTTAGAAGAAATGTATTTGGTAAAAGAACAAATAGCAATATTGTTGTACGAGATAAAGCGAAAATTATGATAGAATTTGAAAACTACCAAAAAATAACACGCGAAGAGCTTGAAACTGCCTATGAGGACGCAATGGAATGGTACAAGGCAAATCATATTCAGAGAGACTTTGACAAGTATACGGAATGTTTCTGGCTTCTGTTCAACGATGGAGCGAATTCCTATATGTGGGCAATAGACACCGTGTGTGAAAACTTTCCTGAGTGCAACAGAAACGAGCTTGAAAGCATATTAAACAAGTATATTTAGTAATTACTAAAATCAACAAAATATGAATAGATACAAAATATATATTAAAGAAACACTCAGTCGCATCGTAGAGATTAAAGCAGAATCTTCACACGATGCTTTGGAAGAGGTTAAACGTATGTACTGGAACAGTGAAATCGTACTTGGTTATGGAGACTATGATGATGTAGATTTTAATGTAATGTAGAAAAGAATAGGTTTAACACAATAAATTCTGACTTGATGCGTTAGTATTAAGAGTACTAACTAAAGCTGAGCTAACGGCATGACGGGCGCATCATTTATGGGAAACTTTGTTCTTGGAGGAACGACTTCATTCAATCCAGAGGATATGAAACCAAAGGTCACAAGAAAGTCTAGCAACAACAGACAGTCAATAGCTGATTGGATAGAGAGAATAGCCCAACTTGGGATAGCAATTTCTTTGTTGGCAGCATCATTCTTTCTTGCCTATTCGTTCAAATGTTATTCATTCACAGAAGTTCTACCTGCCATTATTGGTTCGATAGCTTCACTGGTAACATTTATCTGCATGCTTGGCTTCTCGTATGTTGTAAGGGCAAGCATTGTGTATCTCCATAACAACGAGAGTTTTAAGAGCTAAGAATGTTCTTGTCATCCTTAAACCAATTATTGCAAATTTATAGAAATGGATGCATCCACAAGTATTAGTCAAATGTTGTCTGGTAACACAATTTTTGTTCCAGCTTATCAAAGAGCATACTCATGGGATATTGAGCAAGTAAGCCAGTTCATGATTGACTTACAAGACTATATTACCAGTCACTCGAAATCGAAATACTATTTTGGCCACTTTCTCTTTGAGGATAAAGGAAACAGAAACTATGCCATCATTGACGGACAGCAACGATTGACAACAATAACAATTTTCATATCCGCTCTTTATGCTCGCATAAAAGGTTGCAGACAATTAAGTGAGGAAGAACTCTTCACCTATGGCGCAATGATAAAGGTTGGTCAGACTTACCGTTTCTCGACAGTTGACTATGACAGCCAACTGTTCAAGGACTATGTAGTTAACCAAATCAAGACCGACACAAACGGCCTTGCCACAGAGTCACAAAAACGCATAGTAGCTGCTTATGATTACTTCTGCCGAAAAATGTCGGACATGGACGAAGCTACGCTTAGTGAGTTTATGAGTGCTGTTGTCAACGCTTCATGCACTACACATACGGTCAATGATGAAGCGGAAGCCATACAAATGTTCATATTCCAAAACAATCGCGGAAAGAAACCGTCTGATTTGGAAATAATAAAGGCTCAATTCTTGTACAACATCCACCTTTACGCTTCTGACGAGGATGAAAAACACGAACTTGTCAGCGAGATAAAGAATCGCTTTGAGGAAATATACAAGAACGTTTCCATTATAGAGGACAATGTTAAGGAGGACGATGTGCTCATTTACACATTGAGAGTGTTCTTCAATTCTCTTGGCGAGAAGAATGCCGTGCAGAAGATATACTCCGAATTGGAGAAAGACACAAGAATAGTGTTTATCCGTGATTTTACACACTCGCTTGTTATGAGTTTCGAGTTCATTGCTGCATTCCTTGAAAAAGAGAAATATGACTTTGACATCCATGTATTGTATGTGGTTAGCGTACCAGCACTTATGATGCCATTCATCGTAAAGGCATACAAATACAATGTTCCTGAAGCAGACTTCAAGCGACTGGCAAAAGCTATGGTTTCTATCTTTATGCGCAATCGTGTGGTAGGCACACGTGCCATACTCACATGGAGGTTGAGTGAAGTATTCCAAAACTTTGCGGGTGATGTGCAGCCCATTATTGACCGCATAGAATGGATGAAAGTTCAAGATGGTGGATTTTGGGGCTATTGGAACAACACTGAGTTCAATCGTGCGTTGCATGGATGGTTGAACCGTGACGTTATCAAGATGATACTTTGGGAGTATGAGAACCACTTGATAGAGGAAGGTAAGCCTGGCTATCCATTGCTACGCTATGATGCAGTAATTAAGCCACAACTGGAACACATTGCTCCACAGACAGAAAATCCCGAGAGTGGGTATTGTAAGTATGACGAAGATTTCCAACAGTCGTATTTGGATTCGCTTGGTAATTATCTTCTTCTGTCGGCACAGCACAATATCTCTATCGGAAATATTCCGTTTGAGGATAAGCGCAAGACATACACTCAACTGCTGCAACAGCAAGAGGTTCGAGACATGACAGAAACGGATAGGACATGGGACAAAGAGAAGATAGCCATTCGTAAAGATAAGATAATAAAGTTCGTGGTAGACACGTTCTAACACGCTCATATACAGAGAAATAATTTTAGTTTTCTTGCCTAAAAATTTGGTGGATTGCGGAAAAATTAGTACCTTTGTATATGGGAATAAGGCAATAAAAATTGCCCGTTGAGCGCGTTAAGCTCAGACATTTTAGGATTACAGTACAGCCATAATTATAGGCAGTCGTGATTTACGCCACTCACCGATGCAATTTTCGGTGCCTTATTCCCACCAGGCGTAATGAGCGGCTGCCTACTTTATTAAATGAGCTCAGGTAATCATAACAAGTGGGAATAAGGTTTATGGCACCAAGAAAACAATTAACAGAAAGAGCCAAGGAGCTTCAGAAAGACGAAAGCTGGATGGCTCAAGTCAAGGAAACCAAGGAGTGGGTAGAAAAACTCCAGTTGGAAGTAGAGAACCAAAAAAGAGAGTTCCTGCCAGTGCAGACGGTAGACGATGTGATTGACAACGCTCGTTATGCAGAGGAGGTGCTCAATGCTAACGGCAAGTATTACAACGCTACGGAAATGGCGAAGCTGTTGGGTGCAAAGAGTGCAGCAGCCCTAAATGCCGAGTTGAAGAACGCCGGTATTATCTACAAGACAAATGATGCATGGGTAATGGCAAGCAAGTTCGCAAGCAACGATCTCACCATTACCAGGACTGGGGTAAAGAAAGGCAAGTCTTTCTCCATGTTGCTATGGACAGAGAAAGGACGCAAATGGCTTCACAACTTGCAGAGACGCGGAATAATTGTTACCGAGCCCGTACCGAGAAAGAAGTCAAAGAAGTACATGTTGGATATTGAGGAAATCAAGTCCGACCTCGACTGTTTAAAGACGCTTGTCGAGCAAACAACTACAATCACCAAAACAGACCATCTTCCTGCAATGATTATGATTGGCGACATTCTTGACATTTCATCAACCATTCAAGAGCGAGTAAGCCAAGTGATTATGCAAGCCTACAGAAAAGCAGGATTGAAAGCAAGCTTCTAACCATTAAAACTCCAAAGTTATGAAAGAAGAATTGATAGCAGCCCTAAGAGCTGCACTGAAGATGTATAACGAGATAAACGAGGTCAACAATGGTAACTTAGAAGGCCTTGAAGAAGCAGGCATGAAAATATTCGAGGCCATACAGATTGTAAAGAACTGTAAAACCAATTAAATTTTATTGAAGATTATAGCGGAAATTAAAAGATTTTGCTTACCTTTACAGCGGTAAAGGATGATATAATATAAAGGCATCGTAATTGAAGCGAAAGCTTAAGTCCAAAATCAGATGAGGGCAGGGACACCTCAATGGTCTGCCCCCGTCTTGCTTCTTTACGATGCCTCTTTTTAGAAATTATATTCTTTAAATTTCAATGTGCCGCCTTGCGATATAGCGCATATTATGTTTTTTAAAGGAGTTGAAGAGTGTTTGCTCTTTTTTACGCCAATCATTCTTCGATACCCTTCTATCACCTTTTTTTCGTCAAACATAGAAGCGTCATGAAAATACAAACATACATAATTGTTCTCATTTGTAACATCATCTCTTGAGTTATATTTCTTTAACTGTCTGCTCTTGCTGATAAATTGGTTTCTGTAGTCTTGCGAATTTGTTGTTATTGACGCCAAGTCCATCAGCTTTCCGTCCAAAACCATGTCAAGGGCAGACATTTCTCTTCCGGTCTTATCTTTCTTGCCCTCCTCGCAAAATATCACACTATGCCCGCTGTCGAAAGCCTTTTGTAAGAATTCCTTCTCCAAATCATCGCCTGTCATTGTACCAAAATACATCTTGCGGTCATTGTTGTGTACGTTATGGCTTTTGTGAATAGCTTTTAGTCCACCTCTTGAATTTATCTCTACATCTGTATAATTAGAGTCATTCTTATATTTAAGATATTCACTTCTTTTGCGTACAGCGAAACGTACAGTTTCATCTCTTATAAAATTAGCGTTGTCTGTTAGAAAGTAAGGCAAGTTCTTATATGCCTTGATCTTGTCCGCGTTATCACTTATCCATATATTGAAATTATCCGGTATTTCTGTGTACAATTCTTTAGGGCCATCACTCCAGTACTCTTCTTCAGACATTACGATAGGTACAGCGTAGCACATACAGTTAACGTGCCAACCACTCCAGGGAAAACCTTTAGGAAATTTTCCTGCAAGCAAATCACACATATCTTCTCGTGGATGGCTTCCACTCGTTCTTATCTCGATTCCCTTAATAAAATCAAGATTACGCCAACGTTCTTGCTCTGCAGCACGATAAGCCATATTAAGCTCATTGCGAGCGAGCCGTACACTACGATATTCGCATCCTGACACATCTATGGCTCTACCATATTTTTTCTTGTAGTCTTTTGCGAGCAAAGGATAATCGTTCAGATATTGGCTCACACGCTTGCTCAACTTGACAGCACTCATGCCCTTCTCTATTCCAGTAGACAATGCTCTTTCCAACGATTTCTTCACGTCTTCCTGCTGGTTCCAAATGCGCTGTGAAAGATTCATACCATTTATTACGCGTTGTTTAAACGCCTTTTTGGCAGCATTATTCCTATCGTAGTAAGCCTTAACCCTATTCTGCCCTACCCTTTTTGTGTACGCCTGCAGGACCCGTCGAACGAGAAGGTCTTGAAAAACATTACTGTTCTCCCATTCGTCAGAGATACCGCTATACACAAGCATTTGCATATTATTAAAATAGAAATTCAGCAACGCCTTTACTCTACGCTTTGTCTTAGGATAGTTGGCAAAAGAAAACTCATCACTCCCATCATATCTCACGGAAATGGCAATGTCAGCAGCTTCTTTTGCAAGCATTGCATATATTGCCAGTACCTTTTTCGTGTAAAGGTTTAACCTTTTGGCCAGGTCTTTGTATGCTTTCTTTTGATTTGGTGTCTTTATCCTTGCCATCACAATTTTGGTTTGAAACGTACGCAGTAATCATGGTTAAGCAACATACTATACTGTTGAAAGTCACATTTGCACAGTATAGGCTCATTAAGAAGGCTCATGCTGTGAAAGTCACGAGCATGAGCGCAATCTCTACACAAGCGCTTTGTTTTTAGTTCTTGTTTCTGTCTCATTCTTCAGAGAACAGGTTAGGAATTGATTGGGCATTTCTTTCACTCTCGGCCTGCTCCTCTTGCTGTATCTCCTCAAATGTCTCATCGGCATTGTCGGTAAGGTTTGCACGGCGGATTGCTTCCCTGTGACTGATTATCGGCTTGTTGCCGTCAGCCTTCATCCACTTTTCAATCTCTGCTGTTTCATCCTCTTGTACAAATGGAGTTATCACATGCTCAATAGAAATTTCATCCAAACGGTCCGCCCAACTTGTGTTCATCTTTGCAAGAAAAGCTTTTATAACGTTAGCTTCTCTCTCGAATCCTTCGGTCCATTTACCAGCTTCTTCACCAATTTTAAGGTGAGCATCCATAAGCAATGTCTTTCTCGAATCATACCCTATATTACCAAGCGATTTCATATTTTCAAATGAAATGTCAGGCATCTGTGACTGCATGAAATACAGTTTTATAAGAGTATCAACATGATATTTTAGAGCATCTATTGCCTGCTGCCATGAAACGTAGCTTACATCACCATTGTCTGTTACCCTGTAAACACGTCTTGTTTCACCCTTATGCTCCTCGCCAACAATAGCACCAGCAACCTTTAATATCGGCGAGGAGTTGTAAGCGATTACATCACTATTACGAGATAAAGTATATTCGATATTCTCGCGTATAGGTTTTAGACCTTCCCAACAAGGCTCATGACGATACCAATAAATGGCTGGTATCTTTTCAATGCTTACCTCATCATCTGTTACAAGCAGCCATCCGTTAGCTTTGTTTTCAGAAGATAAGCACCATTTATAGTGACGCGTTGCAGTAAAAGTTTCAAAGAACGTCATTGTTGTATCAGCCACCTTCTTGTCATATTCAAATGATAAGGCAAGCAAGTCTTCATATTCGTCAAATAGAGGGAAAATTCTTACCCCGTCCATCGGTGAAAATGTGCGACATTTCAGTTTGTACTCGCTATCAAAACCGTACAATTTATTCTTTTTATGCTGCGTGTACCACAAAGTAAACATTTCACATGAAGCGTAATAACACTTAGCACGCTTCATGTTCTCGGCATCTATATGCGCATTGGCATATATCTTCTCTATTGATTTTACTATGGCTTTTAATACCTCGTCGTTCTTTTTGTAAGTGTAAACCCTTTTCACGGGTATCGCAAGCGTAAATTCAGAAATTCTCCGAGTCAGAAGTTTTTCCAGTCCTATTGGTATTCGTGCCGCCTTCTCTATAACACCACCCGAAAGCTGCTTGTCACGACGCCCCAATTTATCTTTCACGATTTCGTGTAGACGAGGCTCATATTCTGTTATAAGGCTACCCCAACTTGGGACACAAACAGAACGTTCTTTTAGTTTCCCGATAATTGCGGAAACATCGTTAAGAGAAAAAATTTCTTCAAGATTTATCATGATCTTTTCTTGCAAAGTTAGAAAATATATGTTGACTCGCATTATTAAATTTAGTATTTTTAACTAATTTATTCTTTGGTATATTTGCATATATGCGAATTTATTAGTATCTTTGCATATAGAAATAAGGGAGGAAGATTTGATTAATCAAGCACTCCTAACAAGTTAAACCATTAAAAATTAAAGAGTAAACGAAAACTGATATGATGACGCCAATAGAACCAACAGTAAACGTAGCCTCACGTTACAGTGTCGGAGAGGCCGCAAAAATATTGGGAGTTCATAGAAACTCAATATTGAACTACACCAAAGCAGGTTTGCTAAAATACGGTGTCCGCAAGGCAACAAAAAAGAAATTTTACACTGGTCTTGAACTTATAAAATTTTGGAGGGCAAGTATATGATTGACAGAGATACAGTTATAAGTATGGTTTACGTTATTCTATTCATAATAGAAATGTACCTCATAATATTAATATTTCATTAATCGTAAGTAATATGATAGCACTTGAATTTATTGGAACGATAACAGAGGATGCTCGGATATCTTCATCTGTTGACGGAAAGAAAGAAGTGGCTTTTCCTGTTGACGTAAAAAGAGGCATTGACAGGGACGGAAGAGACAAGAGCATTGTTATTTATTGTAAGAAGAATGGCACTTGTTCTTCTGACAAGAAACTTATTAGAGGGAGGAAAATCTTTGTCAGAGGCGATATAAACGCTTCAATACAGAGAGTCTGCTTAGGAGTAAACCGTGCAATTATAGAATGTACAATTTGGCAATTTGAATTATTATGATAGACTGGAATGCTTTTTACGCCAATGGTGGTTACTACGGGTTAAATGACCCGGGTTATTATGACGATGGTAACTACGAAGATGAAGAATGTGAAGAAGACGATTATCTCAATGAAACCGAAGATGAAAGTTCGGAAGATTAAATATAAAAAACATATGAAAGCAAATACAACTATCAACGCCATGCAGCCAATCACAACTCGCCAGGCCTTGCATCTAATAGCAAAAGGCCACGCGGCCATACTGGTAAACATCCTGCGTTTGGTGCACCGTTTCGTTATACACTACCCTTACGCGGTTATCATAGCTATACTTTTTGTCTCAATCATAACATCTGCCTACAACATCATGCAGGCACGCGCCGAGCGAGACAACGCTAATCGTCGCATGGTACACCTTCAACAGCATGTCGAAACTCTTAGCTGTGCCCTGGAAGCCGGAAAGGAGAATGCAAAATGATCACAAAACCTTCGGTAGGTTTAACCAAACCCAAAAGCTTTGAAGAAAAATTACCTGACATCGCGAGAGATATTGTTAACAACACATATAATTTAGACGAAAACACTCTAAATCATTTTAGAGGTCTCTTTGAAGAAAAATACGGGTGTCCACCAGAAGGATTTGCAAGTTTCTAACAGTTTGTCAAAATTTTACTATTGACGCTGGCAAGACGCAAAAAATACAACAAAGATTTGTTCCTCTCACATAAAAATCAAAGCAGAGTTAAAGCTGGCTGACATCATCAATATCTGTGTCGAGTGGCTTGAGGACCTCGCATCACGTCATAGAAGCAACGCGGAGGACGCTGTATTGAATGATAACGGAAATAGAGACGCCAAGATAGGCTCGTCAGACGACCGTGTCCAAATTGGCTCATCAGGCGACCATGTCCAAATTGGCTCGTTAGGCGACGATGTCCAAATTGGTTCATCGGGCGACTTTGCCCAAATTAGCTCATCGGGCTTCAACGCTCAAATTAGCTCATAGGGCTTCAACGCCAAGATAGATAGCACTGGAGAAGATTCAGTTATCATGTGTGCAGGCCCTCGTTCTGTTGCCAAAGCAAAGATTGGCTCCTGGATAACCCTTGCAGAGTGGAAACAGGAATACGGAAAGGACCGTTTGGTCCCCGTGTGCGTAAAGACGGAGCGTGTCGACGGCATCAAAATCAAGCCCGACACCTGGTACGAACTCCGAGGTGGCGAATTTGTCGAAGTAAAAAAGTAACTGTAAATAGATAGTAAAATGAAAGAGCTAAGAAAGAAGTCATTTAAGAATGGTGTCGTGTATTGTCTCCAGTTAGACGATGGTTTCCTTGTTGAGACCACTGACACCTTCTTGCCTTATTACACTAAAGATGCAATAGGCAGACATCAAAACAAGTTAGACAACAATAAGCTTGGAGACCGTACAGAGCGTTGGATGATTGGTGTTTCCACAATGAGCGGATGCCCTGTCCGCTGCAAGTTCTGTGCAACAGGTAACATGAAGCGTTACCGCAACCTCACTGCCCAAGAAATTGTCGCACAGGTAGAGTTTGCAATCAGCCATGCTGGAGGCGCAGACCCTGCTAAGGCAAAGGAGTTCAAGATCAACTACACTCGTATGGGTGAGCCGTTCCTTAACATCGAAGCTGTCAAAGAGGCTATCCGCATTATCACAGAGAAATACCCCAACACACACCACTATGTGTCAACCATTGGCATCAAGGACAGCGATTTTTCTTTCATCAAAGGCAACATCACTCTTCAGATAAGCCTTCATTCATTTGATGATGACAAACGCAACTGGCTCATTCCGTATAAGAACAAGATGTCAATCAAGGAGCTGGGCCAAATCCGCACAGAAAGCAATCTGAAGACCACAATCAACCTTACTCTTGTAGATACATCAGATTTCGATGCTGATAAGCTTCAGGAGTGGTTTGATAAGGAACATTTCTTTGTCAAGCTCTCACCGATCAACCCCAACAACATATCAGAGAAAAACCACCTCGGCAACGGTGTTGTAGAAGGTGTAAATTTAGTATAAACCCTTTAAATTAGTAGAAAACTATGACAGAAATTAAGAAACAGTTAGATGCAATGGGCTACGATTATGCCGTAGCCATCGCAACAAAGGCAGAAATCGAGAACGGTGCTGCCTGTGGACAGCTCGCTATCATTTGCGAGTAAGTTTTCAAACCTCATTCCTCTTCTTGGTGACAGCAAGGAGAGTGGTTTCAAACTTTTTAAAAGATAAAATATAGCGTATGATACAGAAATTGAAAATGATATGGCGAGTCATCAGAGATAGACAAGCCGTAGTTATAACAGAAAGTTATGGAAGACTTTATTGCAATTGGGATGCAAGAAGTCTTGATGATGTCTGTCGAATGTGTCAAATGACATTTGACAAAGCCAAAGAAATGTTAGATAAAAAGTAAAGCGTATGGAACAGAAATATATCCCTGGCGATTTGGTAGAAGCCTGGATTGATATTTATACTGGATCTCTGGTTGCAGAAGTCGTAGGTTATAACCCTCTATACCAAGAATACATATTAAACAATTGGTTTATTGAGGAAACAATAGGTTGTATATCTATTACAGAAGATAGAATTACGCCAATTTCGCTCACTCCAAAGATTTTGGAGAAGAATGGATGGAAACTTAGTCATGGATTCTACTGGTCTCCAAATGAAGAAGGTGCAGCAGTAGGCTTGTCAAGCCAAACTGGTTATGTTTGGAAAGCCTACATAGGAAGACGCCCGTTGCGTAGTAATATCAACAGTGTTTCTGATTTACAACATCTTCTATTTGGCTTAGGACTAAATTCAGAAATGGAGGTGTAGATATGGGTATAAAGTGTTGTTTACATTGCAAACATGCATATTGTAAAGTATATATGGAAACTTATCATTGTGATATTTATAACAAAGATTTCTATCCCCATGAATTATGTGGTGATGATACAGAAAAATGTCACTTTGAAAGTAAATATATAGCTTGGTAGAAATTAACGTTTAACCGCCTTCGGGCATAATTAGTAACAATGAAGCGTATGGACATAAACAGCTATTTACGAATAGAAAAGGGATTTGATATATCTAAGATAACTGGATCTGTTCCTCAGAATATTGGAGAAGGATTTCAGTTTGATCTCCATGGGAAAATATATACAACTATGGGTAGCTATACTAAAGACAAAAAGAGAATTGCAATTATAAACATTAGTTCTTTTTATGGTCTTTGTGGTGATGCAACCCATTACTATGTGGATTTTTGTATTGATGTAAACAATGTGTGTGATAACAGCTCTGTCTGTGGATATTTAGGTGGAATCGAAATTCCAAATGAATATAAAACAATCAAAGGGGAGTTTGTTAGACCACTCACTCAAAAGGAGAAAGATGAACAACCATACAGATGGAACTATTTGTATCAAGTAGGGGATTTAGTTAATGCCTTTGAATCTCCTCAAGAGATAGAGAGTTTAATTAAAAACCTCAAAAAGAAGTTCTCTTCTAAGGAGTGGAAAGTTGAGATAAGACGCAATTATTAACCGCCTTCAATGGCATAAATAGATAATAATATATGCTTTTTGAAATTTCTAAAAGTCGTTTGCTTGCTTTACTAAAAGCCGAGGCAACACTTGAACAATTAAAGGATTATGGAGTTGAAGACTGGGAATATTATTAAGATGCAATAAATGATACATATTGTAGTGGCGTATATGCCATTAACAATCTTTCGGATGATGAACTCCTTAGTAAGTTTAAGGAAATAAGGTAATTAACCGTCCTTATGGAATATAAATATAAGTAATATGGAAGCAGGACAATTATTAGTGCTATTGTTGTCGTTTTGCGCTTTAGCATTACATTTTTAAAATCGTAATAGAAAGGACTAACTATGAATAGAACAGATTTACATTCATCTTTACTCTTTCTAATGATTAAACTGGAAGAAGCAAAGAGCAACCAAATGCAAGACAAGAAATTTGTTGCTGCATTGACAGAAGTACTCAGATATTTCCGTGATAACGGAGAGTTGAAGAAAGCTTATGACCTTCAAAAGGATTCATTGACAGATATGGCTAATAGTCCTTGGGTTAAACTTGTAATGGGTATGCTTACCTCAAAAATGCAAGAAGACAAAGTTGATGCAGAGTTACCAGACATTGATGCTCTAATAGAGGAGAATACCTCTGATGATTTTATCAAAAAGAAAATCAATTATGTTCTTGGTGATGATGTAGAACTTAAAGCAAAATAGTTATGAGCATATTGGTTGATAAGACCGTACTATTCATAGATTTGGATGGTACGTTGATTAGAACAGCATCTGGGAAGACGTTTCCTGAAGATTGCACTGATTTCATTATCCGAAAAGAAGTTTTGGATAAAATTGCAAGAAGGATTCCAAATTTATTTTGGGTAGGTATTGTTACCAATCAAGGAGGAATACCACAATTTGTCTCAAAAAGAGACTTTGAGACAAAGTTTGAATGTATTATCCAGTTTGTTGGCTCATATTTAGGAAACAGAATACCTAAATTTAGTAGTATGAAAACGAGTGTAATTGTCTCTGGATTATACTGTGCCTCTACAGATAAAGATAACAAGGATAGAAAGCCAAATATAGGAATGTTAGAACATTTACAAGAATACTTTGGCGAGAATGATAAAAGCCAAATGATAATGATAGGAGACGCCAGTGGTAAACCTGGAGATTTCTCCGATTCAGATAAGAAATGTGCCGAGAATTTTGGTATCGATTATCTTGACGTAGAGGACTTTCTTAACGATAAAAGCTTATGAAAATAGAAAATATCAAGTTCAGGGCTAAACGCCTTGACAATGGAGAATGGACTTGTGGATTCTTCTATAAGGAGAATGGTAACACATACATTATTGAGGATAGACAAAAGGAAAGTATGTTGAATAGAAACATCCCCTACAAGGTAGTCTCTGCCACCGTCTGCCAGTTCACAGGAATAAGAGACAGAGAGGGCAATGAAATTTATGAAGGTGATATTCTCGAAGGAGATTCTAAATGTGAAATTGTTTACACTAAAGGTACTTTTGCAACTTTCTGTATTGGTTGCGATGAAAGAGAATATTCTTATCCTTTATGTTATTTCGTAAGAGAAGACGGGACTGTCGACGGCAAAGTTGTTGGCAATAAATTCGATAAGGAGAAGTAGCGTATGGGAATAACGAAAAAGCAAAGAGATGGAGGATTAATATGACAAGAAAAGAAGCAATAGCTTTCGCTATCAGTGTAGGAAAGCCAATAAGACATAAATCATTTTCAAAAGGTAAGTTTATTCGATACAAAGGAAAGAAGTTAGTTAATCAAGAAGGAACTATCCTTCCTCATCAAGAGTTTTGGGTTATCTGTTCAGGTGGCTCTTGGGAGAATGGATGGGAGGAATATAAAAAGGATTAGACATGCCAAAAGAAGAAGCTAAAGATTTTTATCCTATTCTACAGGCTTTTGCAGAAGGAAAGGTAATTGAGTGTAGAACCAAGCCAAGCAGCCTAAAAGGTTCTGACACTCCGAATGGATGGACGGAAATGAAAGAGTTTGTATTTTTTAATAATTCAGAGTATCGCATCAAGCCAGCGCCAAAGTACCGTCCTTTTAAGAACAAAGAAGAGTGCTGGCAAGAGATGTTGAAGCATCAACCATTTGCATGGGTAAAAGAAAAACATTCAGACCGTTATAGTCTCATTACAGAAGTTAACGGACTGTCTATAAAAGTAAAAGAAGGATGTCTTTTTACAGATGGTGCTATATATTATACTTTCGCTGACGGAACCCCATTTGGTATAAAAATAGAAGAATAGTTATGATTGGAGAAGATTGCCAACTTTGCAAATTAAGTAATATTTGCAAGTATTTATACGCAGAGTATTGTCCTTATACAATAAAGGAGGACTAATAATGAAACAAGAATATATAATCGACAAAGACCTTAAAGACATGCTCGTCTCATGGCTTGAGGATATTGAAAACATTAGTAGCAAGCTCACCAGTGGCAATGTTTCACACCAAGGGCCGACTATCAGAAACAAAGCAGTAAGATGTGCCAAATTTATTAAAGAACATTGTAAAACAATATAACCAAACATGCAAGTAAAAGTAAAAATCCTTGACCCAAAAGCGGTCATCCCCGTAAAGTCTCATGACGACGATTTTTGTTATGACCTCGCAGCCGTGTCATGCACAGAGCTGGCACCCGGTGTCTACCGTTACGGCTTCGGCATAGCCCTACAGCTCAAAGAAGAAGATGACGATTCTATCGTGACAGGCTTCACCATCCGTCCACGCTCGTCTGTGTGGAAAACAGGCATGGTGCTAAGCAACAGCATCGGAACAATCGACAGAGGCTACACAGGCGAAATATCTGCCGTCTTCTATCACGTCCTGCCGACAATGCCGCGCTACCAAGTGGGCGATCGCGTCGCACAGATTCATTTCGATTTCACAGCAAATAACCTTGAGTTCAAGGCAGTCCGCGAGCTCGACAAAACAGAGAGAGGAGAAGGAGGATATGGCAGCACGAACAAGCAACGTTGAAACGTTCTACATCGACACAGGATCGTCAACGCTCTATTTTCAGACGACAGAAAACACCGTCACCATAAAAGACCGTACAATAACCCTAAGCCGGCACAGCTTCCTCCTGTTCCTCGCGACAGCAAAAGAGCTCGGCTTCAAAACAGGAAAAATATGACAGACACACCACCGTCAGTAAACGCCTTTGCCCTCACGGCAGAGGCAAAGCAAAAGACATTGGGCAACATCGACCGCTGCTGCTCTCTCTTCTACGTCGCCATGGCGTCCATCTACAACGTGGCACAGTCGGCCATGGTCGATGCCCACGCCTTCCTGCGTCAGCACCCTGCCTACAAGCATGGGGTCAAACGCTCAGCCAAGAAAGCGCTCCTCGCTTACGAAAGGCTCGACAAAGCCCTTCAGCAGACCCTCGGCGACAGGTATCAGCTATGGCTCGACCTCTCCGATAATGTAGACGACGAGATGCGCAGCCACATACAGACCCTGCGCCTCTCCTTCGACGCATGGCTCCTCCGCTACGACGTGCAGGAGCACGCCCTGCTCGCTCACATGGAGACAGCCCTGACCATCATCCGCATGGCACAGCAGACCTTCGGCATCCTCTTCGACAAGTTTGATGAACAGATACACGTCAACCTTCGTCCCCTCTTCGCCTGGGCCGACTTTCGCGATGTCCTGTTCTGGTGGCAACGGGCAACAGACACCCTCGTAAAGATGTATCAGCCGAAGGAACACATCAATTTCAATCAGTCAAAGGACATCAACCTCGCCTTCGAGATTATCGCGAAGAAGCTCACCGACGAGCACATCTTCGACCGGGCAAGCGAAGAAGCCCTGAAACGAAACCCCGACAAGTGGCATCTCCTTGAAAAAGAAGACCGCATCCGTCTTAAGAAAGGTTTGCCTATACAATGAATTCATTTAGAAATTACTAAACACATTAAATATAAACAATATGAGTAGAGGAAAACATTTTTCGCAAGAAGAACTTGAATTCTTAAAAGTCAATTCTCTTGTTATGACAACAAAAGAACTAGCCGATAAGCTTGGAAGAAACTATTGGGCTGTACACAGAAAACTTCAAGCGATAGGTATTATAAAGAATCACATTTTCACCCCAGATGAAGACTTTGTCATAAAAAAAATGTATGGCAAATATACTGCCAAGGTTATCGCAACAAAGATAGGTGTAGACGAAAATGCCATATATAACAGGTGTAAGAAATTAAAATTAAACACGAAACGGTAGAATATTTCAATCTGCCATGTAGGAAGAAGTCTCTTATATGCTATAGGTTTATATATAAAAATAAAGATTTGATAGTCAATTAATTATTTTCAGCATTCTTTTGGTTATCAAATCTTTTTTCTCTATATTTGCACCATAATAACTGCTATCATCGTACTGGGATATTTAATGATTATTCACTAAATATCAATAAAAATGAAAAAAAAGACAAAGCAGGTATTATGTATCTTGAAACCTAAATGTAAGGCGTTAGGGTTCAATTTAGAAGAGCTTGAGGGTGTTGCCGCAGATATTGCCGACAACCTTGAACTTGATGAAGAAGCCTCCGAAGAGGAGATAAACGAAAAAATTTCAAATGAAATTGATACGGTTATCCCATATCTTAAAATTGCTCAAAAGGCATCCAATCGCGTCATTCAGAATTCAAAGAGCCAAAATCATGAGAACGAAAACCCTGAAAAAGAAGGCTCCGAAGAAAAGATAGACGAAGAAATTCCTGCCTGGGCGCAGTCCATCGTAACTCAGAACAAAGCCATTCTGACCGAGCTTGCAGGCTTCAAGTCAGAGCGTGTGTCTGATAACAGACGCTCAAGACTTAAGGTATTGCTCAAAGACACTGGAACATATGGCAAGAGCGTTCTCAAAAACTTCGATAGAATGAAGTTTGAGAATGATACCGAGTTTGACGAATTCTTTAACGGTGTGACCGAAGATTTAGCAACTCTTAACCAGGAACGCGCTAATGCGGGATTGGCCAAGCTTGGTGCGACATCAGCTACTAGTGGCACAGAAAAAGAAGATAAGCCTAAGGTTATGAGCGACGAGGAGGTCGAGGATTTAGCCTCCATAATGTAAAACCCTAAAATCACAAAATTATGTACGGAGTAGAATCACCAGAGATTTTCGACTCAGGCAAAGAGTCTATTGTCATTCGTAAATACCTCAATGGTATAACGGGTGGAGTTGTTCTCGACATGACAGGCTTTAATGAACCTTTTATAAAGTGTGGTCATGTCATTATTCGCAGCACCAAGGACGGGGAATACAAGCCGATGCCAGTTGATGGGAATGCATATTCAACATTGCCGGAAAACTGTGAGTACGTTGGCATCTGCATTACCACGGCCCCAAAGGACACTCCCCATGTTGGAGTTCTTACAGCGGGAGAGGTCAATGACAAGGCGCTCCCTTATCCTATAGAGACTATAAAGGCAGCATTCAAGACAGCCGTTCCTACAATTCAGTGGGGACATGATAAAATTAGTTAAGTATGAACAGTTCATTATTTTTAAAGTATGTATTGAGCTTCTTCCCAAAACTGAAGACGCTCATTGAGAAGATTAATGGCAAACGAGGAAACGAGCTAACTTATCTTCACAAAGACACATCCATTTTACGCCGTGTTTACTCAACGGACAACAAGTGGGAAGCAGATACAGTAGATACAAGCTATGTAGCCGCTGATTATGTCGCAATTGACTCTCCCGTGCCATTGAAGGCTCGTGACCGTATTTCTGTGGCCAACGGAAAATTACCCAAAATGGGAATGAAGAAGCACTTAAAGGAATCTGAAATTCTTGCTCTTCGAATTATGGAAAACCAAGGTGGTCAAACTGCAGAAATACGCCGTAAGCTGGCACGAGACCCTGTAGCTTGCTCTGTCGGCATTGACGAACGTAATGAGTACGCGTTACTCTATGGACTTTCAAACGGCTTCGTGGCTGTACGAGACGAAGACAATCCCAAAGAGCTGCTTCGTATAAGCTACCAGTATCTTGAAGACAACAAATTGGGCATCAACAGCAAGAAAGAGGGGCTTACCGTCGATGATTTAAAGAACGCCATTGACCGTGCGGCAAATGACGGAAATACCATCGTACAGTTTTGGATAGCCAAGACTACCTTCGACGCACTGAAGAAGACACAGGGAGCAAAGGAACTTGTCGCCACATACAACGGTCAGTCATATGACTCTAATACAAAGTTGCCTACACCAACATCGACAAAATTCCAGGAAGCTTTTGAGGATGAAACTGGAGTAACATTCCGTATTATCAATCGCACTGTTCGTCTTGAAGAGGATGGTGTACGCCGCAGCGTAAAGCCATGGAACAAGAACATTGTTATTGGAGTTTGCAATACCATGATTGGTGCTCTTGTCTACGGACAGGTAGCCGAAGCATCAAACCCGGTCAATGGCGTTACATATCAGCAGCTTGATTACAAGCTAATTTCCCAGTATTCAACAACTGATCCTCTCATGGAAACTACTGCAGTTCAGGCATACTGTCTTCCTGTTGTCGAAGACGTTGATACTATCTACCAGATAGACATCACCGTTGAAGACCCTACTATAGAAATTAACGAGACGAAGGAGGCGGAAGATACGGCCGATGTAAAGGTAACAATTGCTGAAAAGACTTACAAAAAGTCTGATGCCATAACAGGTCTCAACGCCCTTGGTGCAAGTCTTTCAAGCGATGCTTCTGATGCAGACATAGTTGCTGCATACAACGAATTGCCACCTGTAAAAAAAGGACAGTTTAAATCAAGCGTATCAACCTCAGAATAAAACAAATGAAGACAATAGGGCAAGCTTTAGTTGATGAAATACACATACCCATTCCGTTTGGATATATAGAGAATGTGTGCATCAAGCGCGATTTGTACATAGAAGCAGATTTTGATATCGATTCGGCGAAAAGCGATGCGTACAAAGGCGCACTTGCCGATTGTCTCATTTCGCTTGTTCAAGCTGTTAACTTCTCAGAATCAGACAAGTCAATAGGCTCTTTATCAGAGGACCAACGCAAGGCTATAATGCTCAAAGCTAATAGCCTATACAAAGAGATTGGAGAGAAAGAAGTGTCAATAAGTCCTGTTCCTACTGTTTACATTAATTGCTGATGAGTATTCTTGATTTTCACGCGTCAAAACTTTACCGCCAAATAAACACAGAAGGTTTCACCGACGAAAACGGTGATTACCATCCAGGAAAAGTTATGTGGACATTTTGTTGCACTTGTAACGTAGTACCAGCAGGGGAAGCAAACAAAATTGCTATCCCTGACGGTTCTATTGATTACTATTCATATAGTGTTTACAACATTCCTGTAGGCATAAAAGAGTTTGAATATGGAGAATTAGTAAAGCTCAATATTTTAGGCGCTAAGGAAGTTACGTTAAAAGTTAAGGGGTTTCATCGCTATCAGCTTCAGTGTAAATTATGGGTATAAGACTAACGACATCAGAATCTTCAATACATGAGTTTTTGGACAGGGCGGCAAAGTACCTACAATCGTCAGTACTGACAGCCCTGTCCAAACTTGGGGAAGAATGTGTTGTTAAGATAAGAATACGCTCCGCAAAAGAAAGTTGGATAGACCATACTGGGAATTTGCGAAGCTCTATAGGCTATTCTGTGTACGACTATGGAAAGAAATTCTTATCATCAACTTTCGAGCAGGTTCTTTCAGGAATAGAAGGTACTGCTAAGGGAAAGAAGATGATAGAAGACTTAGCAAAAGAATACTCGCGAGTATATGCATTGGTTGTTATAGCAGCTATGGAATATGCAGCAGAGGTCGAAGCCATAGAAAGTAAAGATGTGCTATCATCTACAAAAATATGGGCGACAGCACAAGTTGAAAAGCGTGTAAAAACCGCTATAGACTATGCTATCACGGAAATAAATAAATGGAAAATATGAAATCAGATGGAGCAATAAGGACGGATATATATCACTATATAAAAAACAGTGAATTAGACAAGGCCACAAATGGTATTGTCACAAAGAAATTGCGCCCTGCTAAATCCCACAAAGAGGACATAGTTATATCCATACTTTCCAATGAGGGCGTACAGAGTCAAACCGCCATTATCAACGTAAACATCTATGTTCAAGACGACAATATAGAAGGTCAGTTTGAAGAAAAGACCGTCCGTGTTGATGAGCTATGTGCTATCGCGTGGAGACATCTTGAACATTTCAGAACTGATGAATATGTAGCACGAGCAATAAGTCAGCGCGTTTATCCTACTGATAGTGGGGAACATATCATAAACAACCAGATAGAGTATAAAACTTTAAACGATTAGAATTATGTCAGTAACATCATGGGGCAAATGCTCGATTTTCATTCAGCCTGTCGGCTCCACCAAAAACGAGTGGGATAAGCTTGACACACCAAAGGAGGATTCTACACAAGTAAATCCTACCAAGGGAGACACAATGACACAGACAGAGGAAGGTGGCGGTACGGTAGACCGTAAGACTAAGAAGTCCACCTACGAAGCTGTTTATCAGTTATTCATCAAGAAGAATGTAGCACAGCCGTATCCAACTATCGACGGAGTGGTAGAAGGAAACTACCGACTTGCCATTCAGCCCGAAGACCCAGAGTTGCCCGGCGTCTATATGGGAAACACCACAGTAGGCGCGGAGGAGGCCTATACAACTGCCGATGGCGCGTTGATAACCTACACTCATTCGGCTCTCATCCCCGACGGAGATGTAGTAGCTAAGACCACAAATCAAAAGAATGAGGACGTTTACTGCGCTTACCGATGGCGAATCATTACGGCAGCAAAAACGGGAACGTCTGGAAAGTACGCGCTCACCTTCAAACACCCAGCAGGAGCAAAGGAGACTGGAGACATCACTGAGACGTACCCCAGCAAAGAATAATAGGCCGTGACAAATTATAACGGCAACCCATGTAGCTTAGTTGGAAAAGCATGTAACGAATAAGATGTTGCAAGTCGTAGGTTCGAATCCTATCTTGGGTACATGAAAGATTTAGGCAATACCATAGTGAATGTTTTAGCTGACATGCCAGTCTATTTTACGATTGGCAATAAGCGTTTCTGCATCTATCCTCCAACGTTAGGAAAGATGTACTTAATATCGCAATTGTCAGAATCACTCGGTATAAGTAAAGAAAATCTTACTATCAATCCTTTCTTAGAGATAATGCGAGTAGTAAAAGAGAAAAGAAAGGAATGTTGCAAACTACTCGCATACCACTTACTCAATAAGCGAGAAGATCTCTTCGATATAGAATTGATAGAGCAGATTAGTGCGAAACTTGACAGAATAAGCGACGATGAAGACATAACAACGCTTCTTGTCGTAGTCTTGAAAAACAATGATATTGAAGACATCATTAAAGGAACAGGTATAGACAAAGAGCAAGAAAGAATATCCAAAGTAAGTGAAGCCAAGGACTCAAAGAACCAATACATATTTGGAGGAAAAACAGTATGGGGGACGATGATAGATACAGCTTGTGAACGTTACGGGTGGTCTTTCGACTATGTAGTATGGGGAATATCTTATAACAACCTCAACCTTATGCTAAAGGATAAGATAACATCCATATACCTGTCTGACGAAGAAGCAAAGAGATGTAGAATACCACAGAAAAGTGGAGACTACATAGACGGAAACAACAGGGAAGCTGTCATGAAGGCCGTAATGGAAAGTGAACTCAATCCCGAATAACCGACCTCTCACGCGCATGCGCATGACTACTGTTCGCATTTAGAACATATTTGTCTCAAAAATCACGGGGTTAAGACCCTACAATGAAGAAAATTAGAACAATATGCCAAGTCTAAAGTTTGATGCTGTTATAGAAACCGCCAAGGTTGTTTCGGGGTTTCGGGATATTCAGAATGCTGTCCACCAGACGGCAGCTACTGTTGAGTCAGAAGGAAAGAGCATAGATAATATTATAAACAAAATAAAGAGTTCAGCCAGCATAGCAATTGGTGGTTGGAGTATTGCTGGTTTCGTTAATCAGATGATGCAGGTTCGAGGTCAGTTTCAACAAACAGAAATGGCCTTCAAGACAATGTTGCAGAGTGAAGAAAAGGCTAAAGACCTAATGCAGCAGATGATACACACAGCTGCGATTACTCCGTTCGGGGTGGAAGACGTTACCGAGGGTGCGAAACAGCTCCTTGCTTTCAACGTTGCAGCGGAAGATGTTAACGATACACTCATTAGGCTTGGAGATGTCGCAGCAGGTATGGGGCTTAGTCTTTCAGACCTTGTAATGCTTTATGGAACAACCATAGCTAAAGGAAAGATGGATACGATGGACTTGTATCAGTTTCTTAATCGTGGTATTCCTATTGCCGACGAGATTGCTAAAGTAATGGGGCTTGATGTAAGCAACGCCATTGCGGAGGTAAAAAAGCAGCTCACTGCTGGAAAGGTTACAAGCGACATATTTAAAGAGGCTATGCAGAACATGGCGGCAGAAGGAGGCAAGTTTGGTGGCCTTATGGAAGCACAGTCAAAAACAATTGTCGGCCAAATTAGAAACATTGAGGACGCTATTGAACAGATGTTCAATGAGCTCGGCAGGTCTCAGGAGGGAATTATAAATACAGGACTTGATGTTGTTTCTTCACTTGTTGAGAATTGGCAGAAAGTTGGCCAGGTTGTAATGGTCGCAGCAACAGCATACGGAACCTACAAGGCTATCCTTATGACAGTTACCGCGCTCCAAACGCTCAATAATCGAATATTACAACAAGCTGTTGTAGAAAAGACGCTTGCTGCTGCTGCCGGTATTAACCTGTCCAACGCGGAGGCAGTGGCTGCTGCACGAACGAAATTCTTGACGTTAACCCAAAGAGGATTAGCCGTGGCATTAAAGGAGACTGCTAAAGCCACCCTGTTAAACCCATACGTTCTTCTCGCAGCTGCCATTACAAGTGCTGTAGTAGCAATCTACTCATATGCAACAAGAGTATCGACAGCGGAAGCAGCAGAAACAGCATTGACGAAATCATTGGATAACACCAATCAGAAGCTGGATGAGAGAAAACAGAAATTGCAAGATTTAGTAGCAATTATTCAAAATGCTGATTCTACGGAACTGCAAAAGCAGTTGGCTTTTGATGAGCTTTCAAAAACAGCCCCTTCACTCACAGAGGTATATAACAGCGTAGAGAAATTATCCAAGGCAGACCTCTCGCAAGTGAACCAGCAGCTCAACGAACTTTCTGACGAAAAACGAGAAGAGTCGCTAAAGAAACAGATAGATGAGCTAAATAAAATTATTGACACTGTAGCCATCTCACATAAAGATGTACTTAAAGAAAAGTATGGTCTTAACTTAAGTATCTTTTCGGGCTGGGAAGAATGGGACGAAGCTACAAAAAAATTGAGAGACGGATTGATAAATCAACTCTCTCAAATCGAAGATGCCAAAAAAAAGATTGCCGTTCCGACAAAGATAGATGTTGAGTTAGCTAAGGACAAATACGAGCAGTGCAAGGATCAACTATCCTATCTTTCGAAATTTGCCGTGGCTATGAAGAATGACATTGAAAAGAACCCTACAAAGATACCGTTCGACGGAGGCGAAGCTGAAAGGGTTGTTGCAGAATTGGAGAAGGAAATATCCGAACTTAAAAAAGAGCAAGATAAGAATCCAATTCAGTTTACGGCTGACAAACAGAAGGCTTTGGATAAGTATCAAGAGCTTCTTTCTGACATTATGAGATGGAAGAACATTGCATGGAAACAGGGAACTTTTACTATACCTGTGGAGATACAGTTCAAGATGAAACAACTCCAAGAGGAGACTAATAAAGCTAAGGGGCATTTCAGTTACCTTACAGGAAGGTATGAAGAATCCAACAAAGACGAGTCATATTCTACTGCCAAGAAGAAGGCCAAGACTGCATATATAGCTGCTGTAAATGCTGAGATTGAAGCAAAGAAAGGTTCTAACGCGGCATGGGAAAAGGCCAAAGAAGAGCTTGACGGTAAGAAAAAAGAATACGATAAATATTGGGGCAGTGAATCAGAAAGGAAGAAACATGAATCTGACTTAAAGAAAGCGGACCACCAGCAGCGCAAGGCTCGGGAAGAACTTAATGAGGATTTAAAGCAACTCCAGCAGAAAAATAATGATGACATTATTGCCCTCATGCAAGAGGGCACGGAGAAGAAGCTTGCTGAAATCAAGAACGACTATGCCAAGCGCAAAGCCGAGATTGACAAGCAAGAAGCCGAGTTCAAGAAGAAAAACAAGGAAGCTGGCAAGAAAGCATCCCTCACCTCTGCTCAGTCCGATGCCCTCACAAAGACAAGAGACCTCGCCACCCAAGAGTACAACAAGAAGCTTGATGAGGTCAACAGGGAAGCCCTCACCTCTATGCGCGACTACTTGAAGGAGTATGGTTCACTCTATCAGCAGAAGCAAGCCATTGCCGAGGAGTACGAGGAAAAGATAGCTAAGGCTCAGACGGAAGGCGAAAGGTTGTCTCTTAAGCAGCAAAAAAAGAAAGAGCTTCAAAACATCGAAATAGACGCCATCAAGCAGAACATCGATTGGGGAAGCGTCTTTAGCGACTTTGGGGCTATGTTCAAGGATCAGTTACAGCCTACCATCGAGAAGCTGCAGGAACTATCCAAGAGCACAACAGATGTAAACGAGCAGAAGACCATACAGGAGCTTATCTCCAAGCTACAGGGTTCTGCTACTGTATGGGACAGTGACATCTTCAAGAAGGTATCTGACGATATAAACACATATCAGTCAGTCATGCATGGATACATAGCCGCACAAGAGAGAGAAGTAGAAGCCACGAAAGCAGTTACCAAGGCACAGGAAGGCCTTGCCAAGGCAAAGAAGGACGGCAACTCCACGAAGATTGAAAAAGCAGAGGTAAATCTTGCTCTTGCAAAAAAGAACCTCACAACAGCATCTAACAATGTTGCCCAATTCGGTGCTTCTGTCCAAAAGGCTTCTTCTGACTTGCAGACATCGGCACAAAAGGCTGTCTCCCAGTTCCAACAGCTCGAAGACGGCTTGCAAGGCCTCACATCTGGATCGCTAAAAAGCATAGGAAACTCCATCTTAGGTCTTGATAAGCTCTTCGGAGGTACTATGCAGAAGGACGTTGCCAACATGCTTGCCAAGGGCATCCAAGGACTGCTCGGAAAAGACAGTAACGCGGCCAAGGTTCTGTCGGAAGCCTTAGGGGATAGTGGAATGGCAGGTGAAATAATCTCAGCAGTACTCAGCATCCTCGATATTCTGAAAGGAGGATTCGGAACTCTTATCACCGACCTTACAGAGACTGTCTTTGGCGCAATAACAGGTATACTTGATGATGCTCTGTCTGGCGACATCGTTATGAAGCCATTGAAAAGCGTCGGAGACAATGTTTCTCATATCCTCAACACACTTTCATTCGGTGGTTTCAATAGCCTGTTCGGTGGAGACGGAAATGCCAAGAAAGTCAATGACATCATCGAAAGACTGACGTATAGAAATACCCTCTTGCAGCAATCCATCGAGGATTTGACTGATGCGATGAAAAACGCCTATGGTTCAAAGGCTACATCATACTATGATCAAGCCTACAAGAATCAGAAGGAGACAAATCAGAACTACCTTGACATCGCCAAGGCACAGGCAAGCTATCACGCTTCTCACGGCTCATGGAACCACTACTGGAGTGGCTTCGACAAGGAAGAGATGGATTGGATCAAGAAGAATGTCAAATCAGACTTTAACGGTGACCTCTTCTCTCTTAGCCCAGAGGAGATGAAGCTCCTTCGTGGAAACGTTGCCATCTGGGAGCACATAGAGAATACAGGCAAGGGTAACTATGGTGGACGTCTGACAGAGAAGCTGAATGACTACATAGACCAAGCGGGCAAGCTGGATGAATTATCTGACAAGCTGAAGGAAAGTCTCACGCAGATTTCCTTTGAAAGCATGAAGGATAGCTTTGTTTCAGACCTCATGGATATGAGCAAGTCAGCACAGGATTTTGCCGACGACTTTGCTGAAATGATGCAGAAGGCCCTCCTCTCCTACTCCATGGAAGACCTCATCAATGGCGACTTGAAAAAGCTCTATGATGATTGGGCAAAGGCCATCAAAGACAATGATGGCAAGCTTACAGAAGCAGACATAGAAGCATTCAACAAGCGTTACGATGATATAGTCCAAGAAGGTTTGAAGAGACGCGATGATTGGTCAAAGGTAACAGGTTACACTGGTTCCTCGTCTTCATCACAGACTGCCACAAGCGGAGGATGGGCATCTATGGGGCAAGATACCGCAGACGAGCTGAATGGTCGCTTCACAGCCCTACAGATAGCCGGAGAAAACATATCAGCGAGCATGGTTACAGCTGTAGCACAGATGGAGACTATTATCTCAACAGGAATCTCAACCAATGGCGCAGTATTGGAGATTAGGAACATGATGATAATGACGAATAGCTATCTTGAAGACATCGTAAAGTATTCAAAACTTACTTACAATGACTTCGGAACCAAGCTTGATGATATGAACAGGAGATTAAAAGAGATTTGACCTCTACAGGCTTTTCGATCGTCGGCCCTTATAACTATACTCAACAATAGCAAAAGTGGCTCACAGCGAAGCCTAAGAGGTTATTTAACGATAAAATAGCTATGACAAATGGACAACTTTACATCAATGGCGAGGACGCCTACCTTACATGGGGCATATTCTTAGACGAAACTGCCCTTAGTGCGCTTATGACCCCTGCGCCAAACAAGGAATTCATCAGCAATAAGTATCGTTCCAAGGATGGCAAGTCCGTTATCAAGCACAATCCTAGATTGGATGAGAGGGAGATAACGCTGCCGTTCAATATGACAGCCAAGGACTCAGATACGTTCATGACGAACTATGCTAGGTTCTGCGAGGACGTTCTTGCCAATGGGGAGTTGGTTATCCGCACCCGTTTTCAGCCTAATGTATGGTATCGGTGCATCTATCTCTCATGTACTCAGTTTAGTCAGTTCATACAAGAGATGGCGAAATTTACACTAAAGCTGAATGAGCCAGACCCATCCGATAGAGGAAAAATAAGTAAATATGCAGAATAATGATAGAGATTAAAAGAAACAACAATGTTTTCTATACAATAGAGGATATATGCGAAGGTTCCAAGATGTCATGTCAGCTTATGGACCACCATTATATCATTCTCAAATTCTCCACGGTAGAGCCAGTTTATTTCGAGATTGGTGACACAGTGGAGCTACCTTATTTTGGCTTATTTTCCCTCACGTCTGCCTATTTTCCAAAGAAGAATGATACATGTGGAGGGTATGACTACGAGATGCAGATGGATGCCTACTATATGACATGGGCTAACAGAATCTGCAAATATCGTCCCCAATATGGAGCGAACGAAACATCATTCAAGCTGACTGCAACAGTAGATACGCACATGAATGTCATATTGAGTAACCTTAATGCTTTAGGCTACACATACAACAACAAGCCATTCACTTTTGATTATACGACATATAACACTGCTGTTTTCGATGTAGAGAAGAGAGTATATGTAGAATATAACTCTATAAGTATTATTGAAGCACTCAATGCTATCTGTGAAACGCTAGATTGCGAATGGTGGGTAGACGGCAATGTAATATACCTCGGATATTGCGAAATGACAGGTCAGACTGTTTTCAAGCTCGATGACAACATGGTGTCCATGTCACAGTCTAAATCAAAGTCCTCGTTCATTACAAGACTATATGCGTTCGGATCAGACAGAAACATACCGAAAGGTTATTTTACAGGGTCGGATGCAGACGTAACTGTTGACGGAGTAGCTACAGACTATCTTACCTTGCCACGCAAGAGTGTAGATGCAGAAGGGTTCATATCAAAGGACGGCTATCTTGAAAACGTTAATGTTGTCAAGAATGAAAGCCAGGCAATAGAAGGTGTCGTGATGTTTGAAGATGAATACCCGCGTGTTGATTGTACCGTAAGCAACATTAAGACATATGATAGTACAGTAAACAATAATGACGGAACGAAAACGACAGAAACCTTTTGGCAAATAACCTCAAATGATGCATTTGCTGTAAACTTCAAGAAGGATTGGAAAAAACGCAATCTTACACTTATGATAAAGTTCACAAGTGGTTCTCTTACAGGAATGGAGTTTGAAGTGGAATACAAGCCCATTAAAGACGTAAACTATTATGAAATTATAGCAAACGAAGATTATGGACGGTTATTGCCAGACAGTGTTCTATGTCCAAAGGTAGGAGACAAGTTCTTTCTGTACAACTGGGACTCAACAAAGATTACAGATACACCCCTTATAGAAAATGCACAAGAGGCCTTGTTTGAGAGAGCAAAAACCTACTACAAGAAATCTATGGTGGACAACTCAAATTTCACCTGCGTTATGGATGGTGAAAAATTCTTTAACTATGGAACGTTTGATTACCACCCTTTGGGAGAGCAGATAAAGCTTATAAATCCTATGTTTTCAGATACTGATGAGGAAGGGAATCATTATAGAAACTCGCGTATCATCGGGTGTGAAATAAATCTTGACATACCTTATGACTCTCCAACTTATATTATAGGAGAAAAGGCTTCATTAAGCCGCCTTGGACAAATCGAAAACAAGATTAACTCCATAACGGTAAATGGTCAGCACATAGGAAACAGCATAAGCGGAGGTGGTGGAGTGTACGTTATCGGAGCTAACGACAATACACCTCCGACAGACGCAAATGTCTATTCTGCGAGAAGAACACGTCTAAACTATCTCTCAAAGACAACTGAAGACACAGCAAAAGAAATAATACATTTCGAGAAAGGCCTGACGGCAGGAACGTACAAGAAAGGTGTGAGCGGCGGCAGCATGGACAACGAAGGCAACGCGGAGGTGGGCAAGCTGACGGCGCGAGGCGATGCACAACTACAGGGCGACACCTTCTTCGGCACGGGGAGCGACAAGGCAAACACGCCTCATGTGGACGGCGGGAGCGGTGACGCTCAGCTCGGCGATGTGGTGCTGACGGCGTTGAGAAGCAAGGACTTTGACGCGCTGTTGCAACGGGGCTTCGGATTTACGAAAGGTGTGAACGGCAAGTTTACTCTCAGCGTGACAGACCTGATGGTGTGGGGCAAGGCTATCTTTAACGAACTGGAGATACGCAAGCTGAGCAGCGTGGGAGGCAACGTGTATCTTAGCGGGGCGTCGAGCAGGATAGCGCATGTTAAGGAGGAGATGCAGGACGGACAGCTTGTGGGCTGGCGTTGCTACATTCTTGCCGACGACGGCACGATGGCAACTCAGAACGGCTGGAAGATGTATGACCAGGCTCGGTGTCAGACCTTTGACATCGCTTCGGGCAGTTATGAGGGTGTGGGAAACCGCAGTTATTGGCGACTTGTCACGGCTGTGAGCAGCACGAACGAGACGATAACGGATGCTGAGGGCAACGACCTGTACAACGGTAAGAAATTTGCGTGGGTAGTGCTCTCGGCTACAGACTGTGAGGACAGACAGACAAACGATATACCTCAAGCTGGCGACGTGATTGTGCTTGACGGTCACAGGCAGTTTGCTGAGGACGACCCAAGGGCCATGAATAACGACGCTTCGCGAACGAACATCATGATGCTTCAGACAACGGGCAGCGAGGGCAGTGTGCCAAACATCATCTCTCTACAGGGCATTGTTGACTATAAGCACAGCGCGTCGAACAACAAATACAGCAACACGGTCTTTATTCTCTCTCCCGAGGAGGTGGTGTTCCTTAGCTCACGATTCAAATGGATAAGCGCGAGCGGTGCGCCGATTACGCTTGTCAACTTCCGCGGGCCGTGGAAGCAGGGCGAGACTTATTACTATTACGACCAAGTGAGCCACAACAACGCATTGTGGACCTGCATCATAGCAGAGGGCAGCAGCACGACGGAAGAGCCTACGGACACGAGCACGGTTTGGCGTAAGGAACTGACGGGCGGCATACCTGGCACCCCTGGTGCTGACGGCCTTGCCTACGTCTTGCAGGTGACGAGCGACAAGGGCACGGTGTTGGTGAACGGCGCTGGGTCACTCCTGCTCACAGGCACGCTGTACAGGAACGGCGAGGATGTGACCTCAACCATTACCGAGAGCCGATGGTCATGGTACAGGGTATCGGCAGACACGGCAGACGATGCTGTGTGGAACCGTCTACATGAGGGTGTGGGCAACACTTGTAGGATCACAGGCGAAGATGTGTCGCGTGTGGCACAGTTCGGCTGTAGGGCTTACGTTCAAGACACGTCGTCTGCGAAGGTCCTCACCATCGACTCGTTGGAGCAATGATATAAAAAAAGATATTTAACGACATAGCAATAAATAAAAAAAAGAGAAAGACATGGCAAAAGTTTTAGCAAATGGTCAAATCACCATCGTTGACTTGAATGACGGCAAGGCCGTACAGTGTTTCACACAGGCATCGCTCGGCGACACCCAGATTTACACCCCCGACACCAACACCTACACGCCCAGCTACTCGGCAAGTGCGCCCAACGTGATAACGGCCAAGGTGTATGTGACGGGCAGCTCTGACGACCAGGCCCCCACGTCGGCATGCACAGGCTGGTCGTGGAAGGTGGACGGCGTGGCGGCCACTCCCGTGAGCGGCAAGAGCTGGCAGCTGAACATATCCGCGAACATAGCCAAGGATAGCCCGAACAAGCAGATTGAGTGGTCTTGCACCTATACAGACCCCCAGACGGGTGCCACTACAAAATGTATGGGCTACAAGACTATCAGCATGGCGAAGAGTGGAGGTGCCTTGCAGATAGTGCAGATAGAGACTCCCGACGGCAACACGTTTGACTCGTCTAACGCGAGCAAGACCCTTAGAGCCGTGGCAAAGTTCTTCAGAGGCAATGTACAGGACACGGTGGTGACGAGCATGAAATGGGCAAAGCTCAACATAAGCGAAGGAACATGGACCGACATCTCGGCAGGCGTGAGCACGGCCAACGGCGTGAGCACACTGAACGTGGTAGCAGACGATGTGCTCAACTTCCAGACCTTCAAGTGTACCGTAACTGACGGCAAGGACACAGCCTATCAGATTGTGACCTTCTTCGATGCCTCAGACCCTTACGTCGTGGAGGTGTTTTCGCTCACGGGCGACAAGATCGTGAACGGAGCACAGAACACGGAGCTGTATGCCCGCGTGTGGCGCGACGGCAACATTGTGGAGGACGGCGCGACGGTGAAGGCCGACACATCGCACACGACAAAGTTCACTTACAAATGGACGAAATATAACGCCAACGGCGTGGCTACAAACTGGAACGGCACAAGCAGTCCTGTACACACGAGCAAGCTGCCCTATGTGACGGTGAGCAGCGCGGACGTATCGGTTAGAGCAACGTTCACCTGTGAGGTGAGCACTAAGTAAACCTAAAGACGGGAAAGAGATGGTAATAGGCAAAGGATATATCACTATTGCCGTGATTCATGACGGCGTGGACGGTGCTAATGGTTACACCGTCTGCGCTATGCCGTCGGTCATTACGCTCGGCATAAACAAGGTGTCGGACACGGCTTTTGCTGCCGACACGACGAAGAACAACACGGCTACTGTGAAGGTGCTGAAAGGCAACCTTGACATCACGGCGAGGTGCAGGATAACGGTTGCGAGCTCAGAAAACTGTACGGCAACAGGGCCGACGGTGGGCGACTCGGGTCTGGTTAAGGTGACGCGCATGTCAACCTATACGGCAGATGGCGTGACCTATCCCTTCACGACAGGCTCTGTGACAGTGGCCATCAATATTGGAAGCACGACCCTTAGTCATACCATCGCCGTGAACGTTGACATGAGCAAGGTGTGGGGCGGTGTCGAAACCTTGGTGAATGGTCTGAAGAGCGAGTTTGGCGAGTTTCAGCAGGACTTGCAGAGCGAGAATCCCAACGTGCTGACGAAATATACATCCAAGATCGAGCAGACGACAAAGAACATCTCGGCTAAGGTAGCGCAGGAGACGGTGGGCAGGCTTAACCTGTTGCCGGGTACGGCGTTTAACGTAGCAGCAGACGTGACACAGCAGCGACCCGATACGTTCCCTTGCACCATACTGCCTTTAGGCGGTCTTGAAGGTACGGGAGCGATGGTTGTAAATCAGACAGGGTCTACAACGACAACATGGAGCGGTCTTATGTGGAAAGGGGTGGTTCTGAAGCCAAAAACCGACTATATGGCGAGCGTGTGGGCGAGAGCCGACGGCGGTCTGGACGATAATATGTATCTCAGCATGCGACAAGAAGGTGCGGACGAAGCTTTTTGCTATATTGCTCTTGCGTTGCCAAACGAGACGCATGAATGGAAACTGTATAAGACTACCTTCAAGACAGGTGAAACGGCAGCGAGCTGTAACAACGTGAGAGTGGAACTTGCCATAAGAAAGAACGGCGTGGGCCGCTGCTGCAAGCTGATGCTTGATGAGAGCGCGACCTACAACGGGTGGACTGCTGCCTCTTATGCTGATGTGTCTTCGCGTGCGTTAGAGGCTACGGGCATCGACATCAAGCACAAGACGATCGACATGACGGCTGACAAGTTTACGCTCAGGAACAACCATGGCGAGAAGAGCTTCGGTGTGGACGAAGACGGCAACCTCGAAGCGCGGTCACTGAAAAGCGTGTCGAAAGACGGACTGCTGACGGCCGTGATAAAAGACGGAGCGTTCACGGCGTTAAGCGGACTAAGCGGAGCGACTGCCTTCTTCGGCTTGATTGACGGTTTGCCATATTTACAGTTTACCAACGCGGCGGGTGTGGTGTGTTACGCCATCGGACCGAGCGGGGGTCAGGTGACAGGTACTGTGGGCGTGCAGATGGTTGTTTGTGGCGTGAAATATAGCGTTACAACGATGAGTCCTTCGGGTGGCAAAAGCAGTTACTTGATTGGCTACAGCGGTTCTGTGACGCTACAGAATTTTGGTTCTGAGAGCGCGAAGATTTATCAGAGCAAGCTACAGCTCGTTATTGACGGCTTCACACAGACGCTCACGGCGAGATTTAAGGATGAAAGTTTCCCGTTAACCGAGGTTGGGCAAGGCAAGGTGGCGACGATCATGCCGGGTAAGCTGATGCAGATGGAGTTTAAGATGAACCTTGTTACAGAAACCATGCCAACGACGGGTAGCGACGGGTCTATGATTGCGAAGCCGAGCGGCGCGAGGGGCTGTCAGCTGAAGCTCAACGGTGAGGTCATTGGCAAGGGAGCAATTTCTTAGATGATTATTTATTATTTATTATTTATTATTTATTATTGTTATGAGTTTATGAAGAAGATAGTTAGAGGCAACGACTTTACGTTGCGCATCCCCGTCATGAAGATCGTGAACGGCGAGAGGGTGGCGTTTCCTCTGCCGGGGTGCACGGATATCAAGGTGAACGTCGTGAACCAATACCGACGCATCGCCCTGAGCTACACCATTGATGTGAGCGAGGACAATGTGCTGCTTGCGCGTGTGGAGGGCGACAAGGTGGCTGTGGGAACCTACGCCTTAGAGGTGAAGGGAAAGTTGTTTGGTAACGATTGGCGGTCAAACGAGTATGAGCAGTTTCAGCTCGTTGACAACAACGCGGCTGGCGACACGGTGTTTGAACCACATGAGGGCGAGGACAGCGTGGAGATGGACACAGCTCTTGTGGTGCTGGCTCCTTCGGTGGAGCTGGGCAACCTGATAAAGGATGCTGAAGAAACAATTGCCGACACCAAGGAGGCTTTGAAGGGCGTGGAGAGCAAGATGGGCGACATCGAGCAGCGTGCCGACACGGCCATTGGCGCAGCAACGACAGCTGCCGAGAAGGCCAATACAGCGGCAGAGAAGGCCAATACAGCGGCAGAGGAGGCAGAGCAGACAAACACTGACGTGAAGACCGCAGAACAGGCACGAATGGAAGCAGAAAAGGATAGAAAGAGAGCAGAAATTCTAAGAGTGCAAGCCGAGAAAGAGCGAGTGACAGCAGAGAAGAAAAGGACGAGTGATACAAACGAAGCAGTCCAAGCAGCAAAGGATGCAACAGCAGGAGCAGAAAAAGTCAATGCCGAGCTGAACGGCAACGTACTGACCGTTATCAACCGACAGGGAATAGCAAAGAACGTAAACCTGACCGATGCGGACGAACATGTGACGGTGAACGTGACTACAGCCTTAGCGTCTGTCAGTGTGGAGGGCATCATCCTTAATGTCTATATCAACAACGGAGCAGACCCGCAACAATATACGACCGACAGCAACGGACAAGCTATGTTTACGGCGACGAAAGGTTCCACCTATAAGGTTGTGTTCCCCTACATAGAGGGATGTGCAATTCTGAACCCTGTACAGCATGTCGCCGCTGTAGGTAATCGCATTATTGATGCTGTGTATACTGAAGAGACGATAAAGTTTGAGCATGTCACAGTGAGGATGCAGAAGGCAAACGACGACGATGTCTTGCAGCCTTGGGAGGGAGCGCCTGTGCATGTGACAATAGACGGCAAGAAGACTGACTATATTACAGATACGCAGGGCATGGTGAGTTTTGACGTGAAGATAGGCACATCCTACAATGTTGTCGTAGACAAGGTGGATGGAATGTATGAGCAGTATGACAACTATAGCAGAACGCGCAAGGCTATGGCTGATTCTTATCGTTTCAACTATGCCTATCACTATTACGAGAGCGGCGTGTGGCTCATTGATGACGAGGGCAAGAAATGGACGTGGGACGCATGGGGGGCGAGTGGAAAAGACAAGGCCCATCTTGTTTTTGTGTGTATAAAGACCCTTGACACACAGCGCTACGGCGGCGACATCTATATCAGCATTGACCTGCTTGCCAACTTCGCACAGATTCCCAACAAGCAGTGGGCAAACCAAAATGTTCAGTTCAAAAACATACCACTGAACGATACGAATAACAGTGATACGCGATATTACAAGTTTGCCTATAACGGCCTTGTTGCGACAATAACAATTATCGCCGAGGGTGACGAGCGGGGCATCGAAACACCGTTCTGCGACTACTGTCACTCAAAGACTGTTGACTGCGCCGGTGAGACATGGCAAGGCTATGGGCCGACACTTGAGCAATGGAAACTGGCATGGGCAAACATCGATTATGTCGTTGATGCCGTTAACCTCAAATTCCCCGAGCTCGGCGTGAGTGTCAATAATTATAAAGTTTACAAGTGGACCGCAACGCAGAACAGCGCGTCGAACAGCTATTACTTCGGTACAGCGATGGGCATCGTCAACAAGGGCAGTGCGTATCTGGCGTTTCCCTTCTTCGCTTGCCCCTCTCCCTCTTTATCTCTTTCTCTCTCAAGTGAGGAAGACGCAAGCGAGGAAGGCGCAAGCGTTAACACAGAACGCGTGGCGTGAGGTGTGTGCGTGAGTGGTTGTTATAAAAGGATTATAAACAAAAGGTATATTCGAAGACATGCTCTCAGATGAACTGCAAATATATAAAGACACCTTCAAGCTCTGTAAGATATTGATGAGCTACAGCAAGAACGTCAGTAGGCTTGTGCGCTACGGCGAATACAGTGTGGCGATAAGCAAGGCTTGCACAGCTCTCGATCTTATAAGAAGGATAAATGAGAGTTTTGAACAAAGGGAGGTGTACTTGCATGATTACATACTTCTCGTGTCGGAAGTCAAGTCAAGAATCACGCTTTTTGCCGAGGCAGAATTTCTTTCTGTCAAGGCGGCTACAAACCTCGATTATCAGGTGAACAAGATAGCAAAAGAAGCGATGGGCTGGCTAAAGGCAGAGAAGGCTCGCAAGGCGAGAACCGTGAAGCAATAAGCAACACGGGAGAGCAGCCACTTGAGTGGCAAGGGGTGTCCGCTTTCAATCGTCCGACGACGGAGAAGCAAAGAACAAGATAGTGACACCGAGAACGCAGAACAACGCGACGAACAGCTATTACTTCGGTACAGCGATGAACAACGTCAACAAGAACAATGCGTATCTGGCGTTTCCCTTCTTCGCATACACCAAGCAGGCTATTGCAAATTTATCGAGAGCATGCACGAATATATCACTATTGATGATGTTTACAAGGGTTATAGGGACTGCAAGCGGTTCAAGGCAAGTACGACCGGCTGCGTGGAATACATGCAGAACTATCTCGCCAACAACTTGCAGCTCTATCAAGACCTAAACAGCATGACTTACGAGATAGGTCAAAGTAAGGCTTTTTGTGTGACACGCCCGAAGCTACGAGAGGTGTTCTGTGCGCAGTTTCGCGACCGTGTAGTACACCATATCCTCGCCATCAAGTTCATGGACATCTTTGAAGCAGAGATGCTTGACTGTGCTTATGCTTGCAGGAAAGGTAAGGGTTCTTTGTACGGCATTGAGCATGTAAGGCAACAGATAATCGATGTGAGCAGAGAATACACCGTGGAGACATGGATTCTGAAATGCGACCTCCAAGGCTTCTTTATGAGCATTGACCGGCGGATGGCTTACAGGATAGTGGAGGGTGTTATAAGACGTAGATATGACGGCGACGACATTGAATGGTGGCTGTGGCTGTGGCGCAAGGTGATACTTCACGACCCAACAAAGAACTGCGTGAAGACAGGCGACACGAGACTATGGGACGGACTGCCTACAAACAAGTCGTTGTTTACATGCGGCGAAGGCAAGGGTTTTCCGATCGGCAATCTGCCGAGTCAGATAATTGCCAATCTTATAATGTCACGCTTCGACATGTGGATCATCGGACGCTTGGGCGACGAATGTGGTTACGGACGTTATGTTGACGATTTTGTCGCGGTAAGCAGAAACAAAAAGCAGCTGCTTGATGTGTTGCACGACGCGCGAGAATGGCTCGACTGCAAATTGGGTCTTACGTTACACCCTCAAAAGGTGTATCTGCAAGAAGCCCGTAAGGGTGTCGTGTTTACAGGAGCAGCCATCATGCCCGGAAGGACATATTGCGGCAAGACCACCGTGGAACACCTCTTTGAAAGGATTGAAGAGTGGAACAACATGACAGACGTAAGTCGGGAGCAGACTGAGGCTTTTGTCAGAAGCGTCAACTCGCTGTTCGGACATCTGAAACATTATAACAGCTACGCCATAAGATGGATGGCATGGAAGAAGATAAAGCACAAAGAGAGTGTGTATTGCGAAAATATGAACAAATTAAAAATAAGGAGAATCAATGAGAAAAATGAATTTTGTAAAAACATTTGTGCCGAAAGGCAAGTATAAGGAAAAAGAAGAGAGAGAAGGGGTGTACATCGTGCATCTTGACGGTGTGCTCAACGAGGAGATGGACGCATACGAGTGTGTCGAGTGTTCAATGCCTGTCAGCGAGTATTCGGAGACAGCAGTCAACGAGGCTTATGCTGCATGGAAGACAGCAATGGCAAACAGGGGGCTTGCCAGAGCGAAGCGTGAGGTCTTGAAGAAGATAGACGCTTATGACATATCTCCTGCCGTTAACGGATTTATGCTGAACGGAGCCGAGGTGTGGCTGGACAAGGGGACGCGCGTGGGGCTGATGAACTCTACGACAATTGCCAAGGCTACGGGACAGGCTACCACGACGCTGTGGCTGGGCGATGTGAAGATTGTTGTGGACTGTGACAAGGCAATTCAGCTTCTCTCGGCACTTGAAATGTATGCGCTTGAATGTTTCAATATTACGGCGGCGCATAAGAAGGCCGTGGCCGAGCTGACGGACATTGGGGAGGTGTTGGGATATGACTACACTAAGGGCTATCCTGAGAAGCTGACAATGACGGTTTAGACCGATTTTGTGTCAACAGAACCTAAAAATCGTGACAATAACTCTTGAAATTGTGTTAATAACTTTAAAAATCTGACGGTTATGAAGAAGACAACAAAGAGAAACCTTTTAGGTATGCTGGTGTATATGACCATCGCTTTCGTGTTTGGCGGCGGCTGCGGTCTGCTGGCCCTTATCGTGAAGGAGGACAATGACAGGTGCCATTACTATGGCGGGACGTGGAACCGCGGGGACCTTGTGCGCGGCTGTCTGGCTG